ATCAGCAAGGTTACCGATGATTCTGTGGAGGCCGTAGTTCAGGACCCACGTGGCATCAAACGCGCTTAAGGAGCATTAAATGGATAAAGACGAATTTAAGTTCCCCGATGAAATGGAAGTAGAGATCGAAGCTAAGGGTAAACCCGAAGACGAGATCGACATCCAGATTGAGGACGATACCCCACCAGAAGACCGTAATAAGCAGCCAATGCCAGCAGAAAAGGTAAAGGCGCTCGAAGAAGCTACTGAAGAAGAGGAAGCAGAACTGGCTCCACGTGACCAGAAAGAGCGACTCCAACAGTACAAAAAGGTCTGGCATGACGAGCGTAGAGCTAAAGAAGCTGCCCTACGTGAGCAACAAGAAGCTATTGAGTTGGCTCGCAAGGTGCTTGAAGAGAACAAAAGGCTCAAAGCCCAGTACTCTGCAGGCGAGAAAACCTACATCGAAACTGTACAGAGCCACACTGACACGCAAGTGGCGATGGCTAAGCGTGAATATAAAGAAGCGCTTGAGTCTGGCGATGCCGATCGTGTTGTAGAAGCGCAATCTAAATTAAGCGAAGCTACCTATGCAGCGCAGCAAGCAAGACAATTTAGACCTACTGCTTTACAAGAAGATCAAAATGAAGTACAAATACAGCAAGTAGAACAGCAAAGACCACGGATTGATGCCAAAACTCAAGACTGGTTGGATGCAAATCCTTGGTATGGCACCAAAAAAGCCATGTCAAACTTCGCTGTAGGTATACATGAAGAATTAGTGGACGAGTACGGCAAAGATATTGTTGGTACCGACCAGTATTACAAGCGCATAGATCAAACCATGCGCAGAAAATTTCCTGAATATTTCGATATTGAGGGAGAAGGCAGTACCCAGGCAGAGGCTAAAGAGAATCAAACCCCTCAGAAGACTAAGCCAAGCACGGTAGTAGCTCCGGCGACTAGGTCAACGTCCTCTAAACAAGTACGTTTGAAACAGACGCAGATGGCCCTAATCAAAAAATTAGGCATCACCCCAGAGCAGTATTCCCGTGAATTTTTGAAGATGGAGGTTTAAAAATGGCTACAAATAGACTCACTCGTGAATTAGAAACCCGTGCAACTTATGAGCGTCCTACCGCTTGGGCTCAACCAGAGCTCCTGCCAGAACCTGATAAGCAAGCTGGTTTTGCATACCGTTGGATCCGTGTGGCCACGCTTAATCAAGCAGACCCTCGCAATCTCTCCGCCAAAATGCGTGAAGGTTGGGAGCCAGTCCGTATTGAAGAGCAACCCCAGTTTCAAATGTTAGTTGATCCCAACAGTCGATACAAAGACAACGTTGAGATCGGTGGTTTGTTACTCTGCAAGACCCCTCTTGAATTTGTTGAACAACGCAACAAGCACTATGCCGACCAAACCCGCGCACAGACAGAGGCTGTAGATAACAACTTAATGCGCCAAAGCGACCCAAGGATGCCACTCTTTAAAGAGAGCAAGTCCTCGACAAGTTTTGGTAAAGGTAATAATTAATTTAATTAGGAGTTAAAAAATGGCTTATCCAACCGTTTCAGCTCCCTACGGTTTCAAACCAATTAACCGTTTAGATGGCTTACCATATTCAGGTGCAACACGTCAGTACCCTGTTACATCTGGTCAAGCAATCTACAACGGCCAACCAGTGGTTTTGGCTGTAGGTGGGACAGTATCAGGCGACTCAGATCTAACAGCAGGAAATATTCTTGGTGTTGCAGTTGGTGTTCAATACACAAACTCATCTGGTCAAACAGTGCAAGCTCAATATGCACCAGCATCTGGCGTAACTAACGTTATCGCTTACGTTGTTGATGATCCTTTTGCGCTATATAAAGTTGCTATTACAGGCGACAACTCAACCATTACTGCAGCTGGCAAGAACATTGTCGGTACTAACGTAACTGGTATTGTTGGTACACCTGATGCAAATACTGGTGACGCTACTTCTTCTATCTATGGTGGTTCTGCTGCAGCTACTGCAACATTCCCATTCCGTGTAGTAGCAGTGGTTCCAGAAACAGCAACTGGCACAAACTCATTTGTGGAAGCAATCGTTAAGATTAACTTGTCACAACTTTTATCAACCACCGGCAATGCCGCATCCTAATTAGGAGCATTTAAATGGCTATTTCACGCGCACAACTACTGAAAGAGTTGCTCCCAGGACTGAACGCATTGTTCGGACTTGAGTACGCTCGCTACGGTGAAGAGCACAAAGAGATCTACGAAACAGAGACCTCTGAGCGTTCTTTCGAAGAAGAAACCAAATTGTCTGGCTTCTCAGCTGCACCAGTCAAGAACGAGGGCTCTGCCATCGCTTACGACAATGCACAAGAAGCATGGACTGCTCGCTACAACCATGAGACTATCGCTCTTGGCTTTAGCTTGACTGAAGAAGCTATCGAAGATAACCTCTACGATTCTTTATCAGCTCGCTACACCAAGTCTTTAGCTCGCGCTATGGCTTACACCAAGCAGGTTAAAGCAGCTGCAGTATTGAACAACGGCTTTACCGCTGGCTACAACGGTGGTGACGGCACAACATTGTTCTCTGCATCACACCCATTGGTTTCTGGTGGCACTAACAGCAACGTACCTTCTACCCCAGCCGACTTGAACGAGACTTCTTTGGAAGCCGCCGTTATTCAAATCAGCTTGTGGACAGACGAACGTGGTTTGTTGATCGCTGCTAAACCTAAGAAGTTGATTGTTCCACCTGCACTCCAGTTCACAGCAACTCGCTTGCTCGAGACTGAATTGCGTGTTGGTACAGCTGACAACGACATCAACGCTATTAAGAACAATGGCTCGATTCCAGAAGGTTACACAATTAACCATTTCTTGACCGACACAAACGCATGGTTCTTGACCACTGATGTTCCAAATGGTATGAAGCACTTTGTTCGTACTCCTTTGTCTAATTCAATGGATGGTGACTTTGACACCGGTAACGTGAGATATAAATCTCGTGAGCGTTACAGCTTTGGCTGGTCGGACCCCTTGGGCATGTACGGCTCAGCAGGTGCCTAACCTGTAGCCCTTATTCTATAAGGCAACTAGGGGAACTTCGGTTCCCCTTTTTAATATCTCTTGTGTTACTTATTAATTTAGTGTATTCTACCCATATAAGATGTAATTTCCTAAACCGTAGAAAAACCATATGAAAGTCACCTACCATGGCACAAGGTATTTATAAGATCATCAACGTAATAAATAATAAATTTTACGTAGGTAGTGCAGTGGACTTTACCAAACGCAAGCGCCGACACTGGTGGGCGTTACGTAGCCAACGGCACGCTAATAAACACCTTCAAGCTGCATGGAGTTGTTATGGTGAGGAGGCTTTTAAGTTTGTTATTGTGGAAGAATTACCATTAGGGTCTGACATTCTTGCCGCTGAAAATGTATGGCTTAAGGAGCATGTTGGAAAAGAATACTGCTATAACTTGGGCACTGATGCTACCGCCCCAACTAGGGGATGGTACGGGGATAGAAATTCTATGTGGGGCAAAACTTTTACCCACACCGAAGAAGCTAAAGCCCGTATATCCAAGGCTAGTAAGGAGCGAGTACAGACTGAAGAAGAAAAAACCAAACGTAGAAAGTCCATGCAAGGTCACATCGTTTCCAAAGCTACCAAGGATAAAATCTCCGCCACCCTATCTGGTGAAGGTAACTACTGGTACGGTAAGAAGCGTCCAGATCATGGCGCTAAGGTAGCTAAAGAAGTGCATGAAATAACCACGGATACCTACTACCCATCTATTGCGGTAGTGCGAGAGCATTTTGGGTTTAAACCACCTACTATTAACCGAGCACTTAAATCATGTAAGCCAATTAGCCGAGGACCACACAAGGGGCTTCATTTTGAGTACATTGAATCATCAGCACAAAACCAAAAAAGAATCGCTAAACTCCTTGCACAAACTTAAAAATATAGTAAGATCATGTAAACCGGGTGTTCCGGCCTACTAGACTGCCCCGGCAGACGCATACAAGACTAATAGGCTTATCTTTGTATGAAGGACAATTTATCATGGCATCTACTACCTTTACAGGCCCAGTTACCTCTACTAACGGCTTTATCGGTGCAGTTACAGGCAACGTAACAGGCGCAGTAACTCTCCCAACTTACACAGTTACTTCTGCTAACGCTTTAACATCTAAAACAGCTGGCAAAATTATCTATGTATCTAACGGTTTAGCTGGCGCTCCTTGTATCGCTGTTGGTAACGGTACAAACTGGATCTCTCCAGCCGGTACAGCTATCGCTGCTTCTTAATTAATCCCACGGGGTTTCGGCCCCTGTTTAACCTTATTGGAGATTAATTATGGGTATGCAATATGATGTAAAGTCAAAACACGCTAGTGTTTCTGGGTTAATGATTGCTGGACGCACTCGTTTAAAGGGTGCAGTAATGTTCCCGCTAACTGGGGCTACTGAATACGCTGTGTTTGTTGATAACGTGAGCATTACTGGTACATATGCTAGAGCAACTACTACCGCTACAATAACTGCGGCAAATCACGGTTTAGCTGCTGGTGACTGGGTATATCTTGATTGGGATCTGACTGACAATCCTTACCAAGTTCAAACGGTTACAAACTCAAACGTGTTTACTGTAACAGTAGCAAACAGCGGCGCAGCAAGTGGAAACGTAGTTGTTTACAACAAAGTCTTACTTCAAGCTGACGCAAGCAATGCAACCGCCTACACTATTGTTATTCCAGGCGAAGGTATTCTTGTTGAAACTGGACTTAGAGTCTTTTTGCCAGCTAACTTTCATACGACAGCGTTTTATGGCTAAGAAAAAAGGGGTCTCGCTTGCGGTTGGTCGTGGTGAGAAGCTGCCTGTATCTAAGGGCGCTGGGCTTACCGCCAAAGGCCGTGCTAAATATAATGCGGCTACTGGCTCGAATTTAAAAGCACCACAACCTCAAGGTGGGGCAAGACAGAAGTCGTTCTGTGCCCGTATGTCAGGTATGCCTGGTCCAATGAAAGATGAAAAAGGCCGCCCTACGCGTAAGGCAGCTAGTTTAAAAAGATGGAATTGCAAATGAGTGAGTCTTTAGAAACCGCCCGTGAACTAGCTACCCACGCAAATGACATTAAGCATCTGCAAGAGGACATGGATAAACTGGTTAAAGATATGGAAGAAATTAAAAAATCCCTGTCAGAAATTAGTAAGACCCTCTCAGAAGCTAGAGGCGGCTGGAAAGCGTTGTTGTGGGCAGGCGGTGCAGTTAGTGCATTGACTGGGGTTGTTGGTTTTATTATGGGCCATTGGGGTAAATAATGCCTAGCACTAGCAAAAAACAACACAACTTCATGGCTGCTGTGGCAAAAAACCCAGCTTTTGCTAAAAAAGTAGGTATACCTAAGTCTGTTGGGGAAGAGTTTTTAGCTGCCGACAAAGGTAAGCGGTTTGGTACAGGTGGCGATGTAAATTACAGTTACGGTGGGCAGGGCCAGATCAACAAGCCACGCACTCGTTTCGGCAGTAAGTTTGGGTACAAGCTCAATGCTCCCAATGAAAATTTAAGTAAATACGCAGGTAAAAAGGAAGGTGGACTTATGAAAAAAGACATGATGCAGGACAAAAAGATGGTCAAGAAAGCTGTAAAGATGCACGATGACCAACTCCACGGTGGTAAGAAAACCGACCTAGCCAAACTAGCTAAAGGCGGCCGTGCTATGGCTAAAGGTGAGCATTCAGTTCAGACTAAATCAAAGCGTGGAGCTGAGATGGTTAAGATGGCCAAAGGTGGTGGCTGCGAAGTTAAAGGCAAGACCAAAGGCAGAATGATTGCAATGAAAAAAGGCGGGAGCTGCTAATTATGCCTAAATCGCCAGACGAAATCGTAGCGGAAATTGACCGCAAGCAAAATGAGGAAGATCGTGATTTGATCCCACGTATTGGGCGTAAGCTTAAGGACGTTGGTTCTAAGGTAATTAAAGAGCTGACTAAAACCGACGACGAAGCGTTTAAGGAATACGACGACGCAAGAAAAAAACAGCGTATGGAAAAAGATGCTGCAGACCAAGAAGCACAGCAAAAGAAAATGCGCAATGCTATTGGGGCTGACGCAATAGAAGACGCTATGCGTAACGGCAAACCTAAAAAAATGGCTTCTGGTGGCAAAGTTTCCTCAGCTTCTAAACGTGCTGATGGCTGCTGTATTCGTGGAAAAACGAGGGCTTAATAATGGACCAGATGCAGCTAGACCTAGGCGACTCAGAGGCTGAGAATAAACGCAAGAAGGTCGAAGAAGCTAAAGCGAAAGTCAAAGCTATTGCTGAAGAAGTTCGTGCTGAGCGTGCTGCAGAAAGAAAGCCCAGTAAAGATTTTGGTCATACCCGTGTTGGTGGTATTGGTGGTGGTAGCGCTGGTGGGGATAAGAAATATATCAAGCCAGCATATAAGTCAGGTGGCAAAGTTTCCTCAGCTTCGAAACGTGCTGATGGCTGCTGCATAAGAGGGAAGACAAGAGCATGAGACCAAGTCGTGGCATGGGTGCTATAGCGCCTTCTAAGATGGGCAAAGGGGTTAAGAAAGCTCGTCGGGACAATACTGACTTTACCCAGTACGCTGAAGGTGGTAAAGTTAACGCAGCTGGTAACTACACAAAACCTGGCCTGCGTAAACGAATTGTTTCTGAAGTTAAAGCTGCTGCAACACATGGCACAGGTGCAGGTCAGTGGTCTGCTCGTAAGGCACAGTTAGTAGCTAAGAAGTACAAAGCTGCTGGTGGCGGATATAAATAATGTTTAAATGGTTTTGGAGACTACTTAATGGCCTTAGCCAAATCCCAGCGGAGCCTCAAAGCGTGGGGCGACCAGAAGTGGACGACCAAAAGCGGAAAGCCGTCGTCAGAAACAGGCGAGCGGTACCTGCCAAAAAAAGCAATACAAGCGCTAAGCCCACAAGAGTACGCAGCGACAACAAGAGCAAAACGAGCGGGAAAAGCACAGGGAAAGCAGTTCGTACCCCAGCCAGCAAAAGTAAAAGCAAAAGTAAAACCGTACAGAAAAGTTAAATAATGGCAACTACTTCTGGTTTAGATACCTTTAACCTAGAGCTTACAGACCTCGTAGAAGAGGCTTTTGAGCGTTGTGGGTTAGAGCAGCGTTCTGGATATGATCTGCGTACAGCACGTCGTAGCTTGAACCTGTTGACCATCGAGTGGGCTAACCGAGGCATTAACCTGTGGACGATTGAGCAGGGCCAGATTTTGATGAATACGGGTCAGGCTATCTACCCTATTCCAGTTGATACGATTGACCTTCTAGATACCGTTGTGCGAACAAACAATGGTCAAGGCAACAACCAGACTGACATCAACATCACACGCATTTCTGAATCTACTTACATTACGATCCCCAACAAGAACGCTAATGGCCGACCAATCCAAGTTTGGGTTAACCGGCAGTCAGGTCAGATTGCTAAGATTCCACAAGCCACTTTGGCCAGCGCTATTACTTCTACTGACACAACCATCACACTTAACAGCGTAGCTGACCTACCTACTCAAGGCTTTGTAAACATTGGCACTGAGACTATTGGCTACCAGAATATTGTTGGTAATCAGATACTTAACGCTTGGCGTGCTCAAAACGGTACAGCTGCAGCCTCTCATGCTCTAGCTACTGGGGTGTTTGTAAACAACTTACCTTCTATTAACGTCTGGCCTACGCCTAACGCCCCTGGTAATCAGTACACCTTTGTCTACTATCGCATGCGCCGCATCCAAGATGCTGGTAGTGGTATGAATATTGCTGATATTCCGTTTAGATTTATTCCTTGTATGGTTGCTGGTTTAGCCTCAAACTTGAGCATCAAACTACCTGGGGTTGATCCTGCACGAGTTCAGATGCTAAAGATGGACTACGAACAGCAATGGCAGTTAGCCGCAGATGAAGATAGAAACAAGGCAGCAGATAGGTTTGTGCCACGAATGTTATTTTATTAAGGCCGTAAATGCCAAGTAAATACGCATCAGGTAAATACGCGATTGCTGAATGCGATCGTTGTGGGCAACAGTACAAACTTAAAGAGCTAAAAAAAGAGGTCATTAAGACCAAGCTATACCAGATTAAAGTATGTCCAACCTGTTGGGACCCAGATCAGCCGCAGTTGTCACTAGGTCTGTACCCAGTTAACGACCCACAAGCAGTACGGGAACCAAGACCTGATACGACCTATTTAGTGTCTGGTACTAGCGGTACACAGGTTGTTAACACAGGTACAAACGATGAAGATGCAGTTGGTTACCCAGAAGGTGGTAGCCGTGTGTTTCAGTGGGGGTGGGCACCAGTAGGCGGGGCAAGGGGTTTTGACGATCCTCTCACTCCAAATGACTTGGTTTTATCTGTACAAATTGGTACAGTTACAGTAACAACAACTTAAGGAGTTAATTATGTCATTCAAATCAGGTGCCAACGGCATTGAGAAAAAAGGTAAAACTAAGGGTCGTAACCTTGGTGATTCAGGACCAACAGCTGCTATTGAAAAAGGCCCAAAAGCCTCTGGTAGCAAGGGTGGCAAAACTAACGCAGATATGAAAAAAATGGGTCGTGGTCTTGCTAAGATCGCTGCTCAAAAGAAAGGCTAATCATGGCTAAATATTCAATGAAAAAAGGCGGGAAAGAAGTAGGACCTGCCCAAGTTTATGCGGAGCCACACACTATGGAAGGCAAAAAAGTAAGCACAGCTCAGTCTTCTGTTGTCAAACCAGGTAATGGTATGGACAAGGTAAATATGTCTGTTGCTGGTGTTTCTAAGGGTAACTACCCTGCTGAAAATAAAAACGGTGCTATGAAGATCCGTGGTACTGGCGCAGCAACTAAAGGCACAATGGCTAGAGGGCCGATGGCATAATGAACTACAACCAGCTTTCGCAAACTATTCAGGATTACACTGAGACAACAGAACCTCTGTTTGTCTTAAATATTCCAACGTTTGTACAACAAGCCGAGGAGCGGATATATAACACCGTTCAGATCCCGTCTTTGCGAAAGAATGTGGTTGGTACAGCTACCATCAGTAATAAGTATTTGTCTTGTCCGAATGACTACTTGTCTACCTTCTCGATGGCTGTAGTTAAGTCTGACGGAGAATACGAGTACTTGCTTAACAAAGATGTTAACTTCATTCGTCAGGCATACCCAAATCCTGCAGATGCTGGCGTACCTAAGTACTACTCTTTATTTGGTTCCCAGTTCTCAAACCCAAATGAGCTATCGTTTTTGCTTGGACCTACGCCAGATGCCAACTACTCTGTAGAGCTACACTATTTTTACTACCCAGCGACCATTGTTCAGGGTGTTATTGCAACGACTTCAAGTATTGTTGCGGGTACTTCTTACAGTGCTGGTACCTATCTTGGCGTTAATTTAACTGGCGGTCAAGGCACAGGCGCTGTTGCAGACATCGTAGTTTCCGATGGTGGAGTTATTTCTGTAACTATCCGTAACGGTGGCTCTCTTTATGTGACGGGGGATATTCTCAGTGCTCCATCATCTGCTATCGGTAATACTGGTTCTGGGTTTAGTGTCAGTGTTGCTACTGTTTCCAATCCTTCTGGTACTTCTTGGCTAGGCGATAACTACTCCCCAGTACTGCTTTACGGCTCTATGCGTGAGGCTATCTTGTTCCAAAAAGGTGAACAAGACTTGGTGGCTTACTACGAGAAAATGTTCCAAGAATCCTTACAACAACTCAACCGCTTAGGCACTGGCTTAGAGCGTGGCGATGCCTATAGATCAGGACAAGCTCGTTTTGTACCAAACCCTTAATATGAGAACGTGCAAATCCTGCCTAATAGAAAAAGATCTTAATGAGTTTAAGAAGCACACTCATGGGCATAGGCACGTTTGCAAAAAATGCAGTTATAAATATATGAGCTTAGAATCAAAACAAAAAGCTCTTGTTCGTACAAGAAAATACCGTGCTACTGAAAAAGGTATGCAAGCAGAAAAAGCATATTCGCAATCTGAGGCTGGAAAGTTGACACGAAAAAACGCTATCAAAAAATATGAGGGTGGCGTAGGTAAAGCAAAAAAAATAGCTAGAACAATTTATAGGCGGCTGTCAAAAGAGCAAAGAACGCCAAATTGGCTAAACGAAAATGATATTTGGATGATTAAAGAGGCTTATGATCTAGCTGCTTTAAGAACAAAATTATTTGGGTTTTCTTGGCATGTTGACCATATAATTCCATTACAGGGTAAAACAGTATCTGGTTTGCATGTCCCTACAAATTTGCAGGTAATACCTTGGTTAGACAACATAAGAAAACATAATAAGGTGAACCCATGATTTACGAAGATAAACTACAAGAACTACACCGCTTAGTGGACAACTTAAAGTTGCATTTGGCGTACAACCACCCAACAGAAGCTGGCAAAGTCCTTGAGAACATCCAAGAAAAAGTAGCGTTGCTGCGGGAGCAGATCGAGGAATGATTACTCAAACAGCTTGCACGGTGTTTAAAGTCAACCTCTTAAACGGGGCAGAAGACTTTACTACAGGCGCATACAAGATTGCGTTGTATACAGCCTTTGCTGATTTAGATGCAAACACCCTAGCTTATTCAGCAACTAACGAGATTACTGGTACTGGCTACACAGCTGGTGGTAAGGCTCTAACTAACATCGTTCCAGCGTCCTCGAATGGGGTTGCATTTATTTCATTTGACACAGTTACTTGGAACCCAGCAGCCTTTACTACTAGAGGCGCACTCATCTACAATAGCGTTACAGGTGCGGCTGTTTGTGTACTTAATTTTGGCTCAGACAAGACGTGTAACAGTACATTTAGCATTTCATTTCCACCAGCGACTTCAACAGACGCTATCATTAGAATCGTATAAAGGAGTAATTATGTTTAGCGAAAAAGTAAAAATGGCAGACAGCTGTGACGCCACCGTTGTTCGTGGGGCTTCCATGAAAGAATCTCAATCTATTTCTGGTTACTACGAAGTAGAGTGCCACGGTGCTGACGGGCAGTTAAAGTGGAAAGACGACATCCACAACATAGTAACTACAGTTGGTTTAAACCTGACTATGGATACCGTATTAGGTAACTCCGCAGCTGGCGCTGTTGTTATGGGTTTAAAAGGTGTTGGTACAGCCGTTTTAGCCGATACACAAGCAAGCCATGCTAGTTGGTTAGAGGTTGGTGGCGCTAACGCTCCTACTTACACAGGCAATCGTCAGACTCCAACATTCTCCGCTGCTTCTGCTGGTGCTAAGGCTACGTCTGCTGCATTAGTGTTCTCAATGACAGGTTCTGGCACAGTTGCTGGCTGCTTCATTAACATCGGTGGTTCTGCCACTAAAGACAACACTACTGGTACTTTGTTTTCTGCTGGTGACTTTACTGCTGGGTCAAAGACTGTAACCTCAGGCGATACACTCTCAGTTACTTATACCGCAACAGCTGCTTAATTAGGGGTTTACTATGGCGCTCGTCATCAATGATAGAGTACGGGAAACTACAACCGTAACGGGTACAAACGATGCTACTTTACTGGGAGCTGTAACAGGCTTTCAGGCATTTTCCGTAATTGGTAACGGTAACACCACGTATTACACTATTTCAGATCAGTCAGGTGGTAACTGGGAAGTTGGTCTTGGGACTTTTAGTTCTGTTGGCCCTACCCTTGCTCGTACTACTGTTCTTGATTCATCTGATGGTGGCGCTAAAGTCAGCTTCCCTGCTGGTACTAAAGACGTATTTATTACCTATCCTTCTGAGAAGGCTGTTTATTTAGATGGGAGTGGTAATATAACCCCGTCTTCTGTCGGGCCTTTAACTGTAACTTCTTTAACCGACTCAGGTTTGACTTCTGGTCGAGTAACCTACGCTGGTACATCTGGTGTATTACAAGACGATGCCGACTTCACCTTTAACGGCACTACAGTAACAATGGCTAACGATGCTTCTATATCAGGTCTTACTGTTGGTAAGGGTGGTGGTGCTGTAGCTACTAATACGGCAGTTGGTAATGGTTCAATGGCAGCTACCGCTACTGGAGCAGCAAACTCCGCTTTTGGTGGAAGTGCTTTGGCAGCTAATACTTCAGGTTATTACAATTCAGCTTTTGGTTATTTATCGTCTGCTGGTACAACTACTGGTAATGGAAATTCATCATTTGGTCGTGCTTCTTTATATACCAATACAACTGGTGCTTCAAATACGGCTATTGGACAAGATTCACTATTTTCCAACACCACCGCATCTAACAACACAGCAGTAGGTTACCAAGCTGGGTATAGTAATACTACTGGTACTAATAACTTCTTTGGTGGTTTTCAAGCTGGTTATACAAATAGCACAGGTTCGCAACTTACTGCTGTTGGTTTTTATTCTTTGTCAGCTAACACTACTGGTACAGATAATTCTGCATTTGGTGGATATGCTTTAGGAAAAAACACAACTGGCAATTACAATGTGGCTGTTGGAAGACAAGCATTACAGGAAAACACCACCGCATCTAACAACACCGCAGTAGGTTACCAAGCTGGGTATAGTAATACTACTGGTGACTTAAATACCTTTATTGGTCGTTCTGCTGGTGGCAATGTTACAACTGGTTTTAGAAATACTTTTGTTGGGCATACTGCTGGTGGTGCTTGCACAACTGGAAATTACAATACTTTCATGGGTATTGGTAACGGAGATATTGGTGCTGGTTCTGCTATCACTACTGGCTCTAAGAATACAATTATTGGCGGTTTTGGTGGAAACCAAGGCGGTCTAGACATCCGTACAGCAAGTAACTACATTGTGTTATCTGATGGTGATGGTAATCCGTGTTTTAGTATTAATGGTAGTGGGCAAGCATTTCTTAAACTTACAGGTTACGATGTTATTCGACCTGCTTTTAAACAATCAGGATTCGGTTATTCCACAACATCATACGGTGCGCTAGTTTTAGGGGCAACTGCTGAAAATCAAACCGTTTGTATTAACTACGACCCATCTATAAACGCTAGTCCTGGTTTTTCTGGTACTGGTGGGGAAATGATGTTCAAAAGAGGCATAGCTTTTATTACCCCAAATAGTGCCAACACAGCGTTCTTTACACAGTTTACAATGACTGACGGAGTCACATCTGGGGACTTTAACGATACTTCAGATATTGCGCTTAAGACAAATATCAAGAGTATTGATAATGGTTTAGATACTATTAATAGATTACGACCAGTTACTTTTGATTGGAAGCAAGAGGGCAAGGGAAGTCGTTCTGGTTTTATTGCTCAAGAGGTTGAAACTGTGTTGCCCCACGATGTAATTGGTGAGGACTATATTGAACCTAACAGAGAAACTGGTGAGCTAGGAACATTAGGAAAATCAATTAACACGACTGGTATTGTTGCTCACTTGGTAAAAGCAGTTCAAGAACTCAACGCTAAAGTAGAAGCACAAGCATTAGAAATCGCACAACTTAAAGGAAACTAAAATGACTGAACTAGTACAAGAAGTAACGGCAGAAGAAGTAGCAAGACATTATTCCGCAGCAATGGATAGCGTAAACCTACTCAACGCTGGTAAGCCAGCAGAGATGACTGATGAAGATTGGGCTGATACCTTAAAGCGTAATAAAGAACACCTTTCCATACAACTAGCCAAGCCTGAGTTCTATCAAGGTTATGATTTAAAGCCGTTTGAAGATGCAGTAAAAGGTTAATCAGCTACCTATTTAGCTGGTATTTTAGGAGAATGATATGGGCGAGAAAAAAACTAACCCCGTAACAATCGATGGTAAAGAGTATGTGTACGAAGATTTAACCCAAGAGCAACGTGTGCTTTTTGACCATTGCATCGACTTGGATCGTAAGATTTCTAACACCACTTTTCAGCTAGACCAGCTTAGCGTAGGCAAGACAGCATTTTTTAATTTGCTCAAAGACGCTCTAGCTAAACCTGTTGAACAAGCTGAAGTAGAAGTTGTAGATACTGTTCAGTAAATGCTATTCGGAACCGATGCCCTAGCACAAACACCGTTTGCTGCATTAGCTTACGTTGAGGGGTCGGTTTCCGAGTCAATCTTAGTAACAGAAACACAAAACGCCCAGTTCGCTGCAGTTGCAGCGCAGTCTGAAAGCCTTACAGTTACCGACACTCAAACGGGCAATGCGGGTTATCCCGTAGTAACAAACGAAACAATTACGCTAACCGATGCGCAAACAGGTAATGCAGGGTACCCCGTAACAACCGCAGAATCACTTACCTTAATAGACTCGCAGAACGTCACAGCTCAGTTCGTTGGTGTACAGGCAGAAAACATAACCGTAACGGATACTCAGACCTCTCAGTTTGCCTTTGTTGGTAACGTAGCTGAGACTTTAACGCTGGTAGATGCCCAGACAGGTAATGTAGCGTACCCAGTTGCTGTTCTTGAAAACCTAGTTATTACTAGCACCGAAGCTGCAACTGCTCAATTCTTAGGCAACACCAGCGAGAATCTAACCCTAGCCGACTTGCAAAACGTCACTGCCATCTTTGTTGGCGCAGTGTCCGAGGGTGTAACGATAACTGAAACCCAGCAAGGCTTCTTCCAATTCTTTGGTAATGTTGAGGAAAACCTAACCGTAACCGACAGTCAAAACGTCTTAGTGGCGTTTGTTGGGAATGTTGCTGAACAGATTTCTTTACTGGATACGCAGACCGCTAGAGCTGATTTTGTAGCTTCTACGTTGGAATTATTATCAATAACAGACAACCAATGCCCATTTGGTTGGTTTAAAATCAATGACGACCAAGTTCCTAGCTGGGGCGTAGTCACTATTAATATTAATGAAGTAGCAGCGTATGGCGCATTTACATTTGGTGGAGTACCGTTTGCTGGCAGCTTAAGTTTATCTGGTCAAAGTACTAACCCAATCCCAGATGAGCAAACACCAAACTGGGCTAGTGTTGACGATGCTACAAGTACAAGCTGGACCGATGTTGACACAAACCAAAATTGTTAAGGATTAAATCATGGCAAGTACATTCTCACCCACCCTACGCTTAGAGTTAGTTGGCGATGGCGACCAGTCAGGTATCTGGGGTCAAACTACCAATAACAACTTAGGCGCTTTGGTAGAACAAGCTATCACGGGGGTTATTAATATCTCCATGCTTGATGCAAACTACACGTTGTCTAACTTTAACGGTGTAGTAGATGAGGCACGAAACCAAGTTTTAGTCTTAACTGGCACCCTATCTACTCAGCGTAGCGTCATTGCCCCACTGGTTGAAAAGACCTACATCATCAAGAACTCAACTACTGGTGGCTTCGGGGTGCAGATTATTGGCTTATCTGGTACAGGTGTGATTGTCCCTAACGGCATTACAACCTCTGTTTATTGTGACGGAGTTAACTTTTACCCAACATCTACAGGTTCTACAGGCAACCAGACCATTAACGGCAACCTTGCGGTTACAGGAACAACCACATTAACAGGCGCTTTATCAGGCTCTACCGCTGTGTTCTCAGGTGCTATTTCTTCTGTTAACCCAACCTTTACGGGTACTCCAACAGCACCGACAGCAACTGCTGGAACAAATACAACCCAGATAGCAACCACAGCTTTCGTGCAAAACGTAGCTGGCGCTCTAGGCACTATGTCTACTCAGAATGCCAACAACGTAGCTATTACGGGCGGCTCAATAAACGGCACAACAATCGGGGCGAGCGCAACAGCAAGCATAGCTGGTACAACAGGTAACTTCAGCGGCAACTTGGCCTCATTGGGTAGCGTATCAGGCGCTACAGGCGTGTTCGGTGCAGTTTCTGGTACAACCATAACTTCTTCAACTCAGTTTACTGGTCCTGGCACTGGCTTAACTGGTACTGCAGCAAGCCTTTCTATTGGTGGTAACGCAGCTACGGCAACTAGCGCTACCAACGCTACAAACTTAACCGGTAGCGGAACAATTTCATCTACAACTACTGGTACAACCCAACCGCTAGGTACAAATAATACAACTCTGGCTACCACCGCTTTTGTTCGCTCAATTATTCCTGCCGGGGTAATTTTGATGTGGTCAGGCTCTATTGCGTCTGTTCCAAGTGGTTGGTACTTATGTAACGGCTCTAATGGCACTCCAGATTTACGTGATCGTTTTGTTGTTGGTGCCGGTTCTACTTATGCTGTAGCTGCAACTGGCGGATCTGCAGATGCAGTAGTAGTAAGTCACACCCATACTGCAACATCTATTGTTTCAGACCCAGGCCATGTTCATCCTCCGTTATCTCCAATGAGTTCTTTTGGCGGCAGCCCGAACAATGGTCAGTCTCCTCGTGGAGACGTTGCTCAAGGCACATCGACCTCTACAACAGGCTCTGCTGTTACAGGAATCACAGTAGCGACAACCAATACTTCAACTGGCGTAAGCGGTACAAACCAAAACCTACCTCCATACTACGCCCTTGCGTACATTATGAAAGCCTAAAAACATGGAAAATAAAGAAACGTATATTGAAACTGCTAAAGAAGTAGCTGGCAAAGCTATCGGTAAACATGGGCTAATTTATATCACCATTATTGTAGCGATGGGTGTAGGTGCTTCTGTAGTTCTTGAAGAAGGCAAGATGGCTGCCGTTATGGGTTTACTCGGTGCGTCTTTGACAGCGTTAATCTCAATGCTTAACGGAGTAGCTGGTGCTAACCCAAAACAAGACAAGCCTGAGTTTGAGATTATGAAAGAGCTTATTGCTCGCTTAGATGGTATGGCAGACCGTGACCCGATGTCTGTACAGGTTGAAGGCGATAAGGTTGTAGTTAAAAAGGGTGATAACGAAACTCAGATTGGGAGAAAATAATGTTTCCAATAGGCGCAATCCTTGATGTAGGGATGAAGTTGGTAGATAAATTCTTCCCAGATCCAGAGGCTAAAGCTAAAGCACAGTTAGAACTGCTACAGATGCAACAGGCTGGAGACTTTAAGAAGATTGAAGCCGATATTGCAGAGCAACAAGAACTAACTAAGCGCCAGCAAGCAGACATGATGAGCGACTCATGGCTGTCTAAAAACATTCGCCCTATGACATTGATTGCTATTTTGGCTGGTTACTTTGTGTTCGCCATGATGTCTGCATTTGACCTTGAAACTAATAAAGCCTACGTAGAATTGCTAGGTCAGTGGGGTATGTTAATTATGAGCTTTTATTTTGGTGGCCGCACACTAGAGAAGATCATGGACATGAAGGCTAAAGAAAAAGAAACTATTGCGGAGCTAAAGAATGACAAAGCTAACTGAACACTTTACGCTAGAAGAACTTACTGCTTCTGAGACCGCTGCACGTAATGGCTGGGACAACACCCCTAACGAGGCCGAGACTGCAAACTTAGAGCGTTTGGCGCTAATGCTAGAGCAAGTGCGTAAGATATTAAATAAGCCTATCCTGATTAACTCAGCGTTTCGTTCTAAAAAAGTTAATGACGGAGTAGGTTCTAAAGACACGTCACAACACCGTCTTGGTTGCGCTGCAGATATTCGTGTGCCAGGTATGACCCCTGATGAAGTATGCCGTGCGATTATTGCGTCTGATATTCAGTTTGACCAACTTATTCGTGAGTTTTATAACCCAGAAACTAAAGCTGGTGGGTGGACACATATATCCATACCGAACACAAAAGAGATGACACCACGGGGCCAAACACTTATCATTGATAAGCAGGGCACAAGAAACTTTTCCTAGGGTAAACCCCCATGCCATTACAAAAACTACAGTTCAGACCAGGCATTAACAAAGACCAGACAAACTACTCTGGTGAAGGCGGTTGGTTTGAGTGTGACAAGGTTCGCTTTCGTTCAGGATTTCCTGAAAAGATTGGTGGCTGGGCACGTCTTTCTAATGACACATTCTTAGGTGTCTGCCGTGCTTTGTGGAACTGGGTTACGCTAAATGGCGCAAACCTTCTGGGTGTAGGCACTAACTTAAAGTATTACATTGAACAAGGTGGTGCCTATAACGACATTACACCCATTAGAGCAACCTTTGACCACGCCTCTACCCCAACAACGGACAACTGCATAACTACGACAAGTGGCTCTAATGTCATTACAGTTAACTATGCTAACTACGGTGGTATTTCTGGGGATTTCGTAACCATTAGTGGTGCAGTAGATGTAGGCGGTATAACTGCCGCTGAGTTAAATGGCGAACATCAAATTACCTATGTTGACCTAGATACTTTTACATTTACTGTAACTAGCAACGCAACATCTACTGCTACAGGCGGTGGTATAGCAATAACAATGGCTTTCCAAATCAATACAGGTCTGGATATATACATTCAAGGTACTGGTTGGGGTGCTGGCACATGGCCTTCTTACGTTAACTACACGTTAACAGACCCATTTACAGCGGCTGGTGTTGGCGTTTCTACGCTTACTGTTACCCAAACAGCTCACGGTTTAACCACTGGGGACTATGTTTACTTTGTGAGTATTGCTTCTAATCCATGCGGTATTAACAGATTGCCACTACAAAAAGCGTTCCCTGTAACCGTTACTGGTCTAAACACTTACACCATTTCTACTATTATTGGTTCAAACACTTACCTAACAACATCGACTGCTGCTTCTGGCGGTGCGGTTACTGTATCTATTCCTGTAGCACCTGATCGTGGTTGGGGTGAAGCGGCTGATGTTGGTATTGGGCAGCAGTTACGTTTGTGGACTAATGACAACTTTGGTGAAGACCTATTGATTGCGCCTCGTGGTGGTTCTATTTACTACTGGGATGCAACTACAGGTATTTCTGTTCGTGCAGAGTTATTAAATGACGTATCTACAGCTGCGGGTTACGCTGGGCAATTCGTGCCAAACAACACTAATCAAGTTATTGGTTCCTCCATTCAACGTTTTGCTATTGCTTTTGGTTCTAATTCTTACGACCCACTAGACCCAGATACCCCGTTTGATCCGCTTTTAGTTCGCTGGTCTGACCAAGAAAACCCATTTGAATGGGTACCTCAAGCAACAAATCAGTCTGGTGAATATCGTGTAAACGTTGGTTCGTACATTATGTGCGCACGATCAACCCGTCAAGAGATTTTGGTTTGGTCTGATGCGGCTATTTATTCTATGCAGTACCTTGGACCTCCTTACGTTTGGGGCTTCCAACTGCTGCAAGACAACATCTCCATCATGTCACCCAACGCATCTATTACGGTTAATAACGTGACTTACTGGATGGGTACCGATAAATTCTTCGTATATACAGGCCGTGTAGAAACGCTAAACTGCACTCTATGGCAGTACATATTTGATGATCTCAATAAAGACCAAGCGTTCCAAGTATTTGCTGGGTCTAACGAAGGCTTTAATGAAGTCTGGTGGTATTACTGTTCTCAGAACTCTAACGTGGTTGACAAGTATGTTGTCTATAACTATGTAGAGAGGGTTTGGTATTACGGTTCTTTAGCTAGAACCGCTTGGTTAGATTCTGGATTGCGCCCATATCCTATGGCTGCTAACTACGACAACCGCATTTTGTACCATGAGAACGGCTGCTGTGATGGGTCAGGGTTAACCCCAGTGCCATTTACTGCGTATATTCAATCCTCTGACTTTGACATTGGTGACGGACACAACTTTGGGTTTGTATGGCGCATCTTGCCTGACGTGAACTTTAATGGTTCAACAACAAACAACCCATCGGTAACAATGACGGTTAAGCCACGAGTTAACTCAGGTACACCATACGGCACAGCAGATAACCCACGAGTAGTTAGTGCAGATAACTACAGCGTTCAAAATTCGTACGCAATTCAAGAGTTTACTGGTCAGGTATATACACGTCTTCGTGGTCGCCAGATGAGCTTTAGGATTGAGTCTGCTGATTTAGGTGTAGCTTGGCAACTAGGTTCTCCTCGAATTGACATTAAACCTGATGGCAGACGCTGAACGTACAGTCTTTTAAAATGTCTATATAATAGAGACTCCACAAGGAGGATTTATGAAACTAGTAGACCGTACTGGGCAGCGTTTTGGTAGGTTAAGTGTAGTAGAGCAAGCAGGGCGCAATGAACTAAAAAAAGTTCTTTGGAAGTGTAGATGTGATTGCGGTGCAGAAGTTATAGTTGTGGCTGGTAGTTTGGTAACAGGAAATACAACCTCATGCGGGTGTGCGTTAAAGGAAACAATAACAAAGCATGGTGGTACTGGTAAAGGTTCATATAACACATGGCGAGCAATGATTAGAAGATGTAACAACCCAAAAGACAAAGATTACCCAAGATATGGCGGTAAAGGGGTGTCTGTTTGTGCTGAATGGCTAGATTACGCAAAATTTGCAGAATCTATGGGGGAGCCTGTTGGCGATGAGACCCTTGATCGCATAGATGTATACGGAAACTACGAACCAAATAACTGCCGTTGGGCTGGTGTTAAAACGCAAAATAGAAATGTACGCATTAGACCAGATAGCACAACTGGAGTAACTGGTGTTTCTAAAACAGAATCTGGTAAATTTTTGGCAAAGATTACAATAGGTAAACAATCAGTTTATTCAAAAACATGCTTATCAATAGAAGAAGCAGCGAAAGCACGTAAAGAACTAGAACGTTTACATTGGGTTGACAGATAATGGCAGACTTTACCCTTCGCCCGTCTAAGGCCCCCAACTTACTTATTGCCCCAGTAGAGTATGCTGCACAGTACCAAGACCAACTTAATAACGCATTACGGCTCTACTTTAACCAAGTCGATAACGTAACTGGTACAGTACTAGGAAACGATGGTGGGAAATACATACAAAACCCACACCTTGCCGCATCAGACACAACAGACCAATACGCTGACGGCAACAATGACCCAACTATTGTTAAGTGGAATACATTGGATTCGGGCACAGGCTTTACGCTAAACCCATCATACACAGCAACGTGTTTGGAAAGCGGTGTTTTTAAGATTGACTACAGTTTGCAGTATGCTAATACGGCTAATGGTGCTCACGATGTAGTTGTCTGGCTAAAAGTAAACGGGATCGATGTACCTAGGTCAGCAAGCAAAATTACTATACCTGCACGTAAAAGCGCTGGGGTTCCTTCTTATGTGTTGATGTACTCTACAGTGACGTTTGAAGTGCAAACTGGGGATGAGATTGGCTTATGGTGGGCTACTGATTTAGCCTACAACACAACAGGCCCAGTAGATGGTGTTTACATGGAGTACTTACCAGCTCAAACATCCCCATATCCACACCCTTCGGCACCTTCTGCAATAGGCGCAATAACCTTTGTATCTAGGCTTCCAACTACGCTATAACAATGATAAACTCCAACATAATCAACCGTGAGGCCTAAAATGGGACTGCACAATACAGCACACTACCTAAAATCCAAGGGTCGGGGTACCGATACCGAGCTTGTTCACATGTCAAAACGTGAACTTAAAGGCCTACAGCAGCTTGCTATGGCTAAAGGGGGCTCCCTTACAATTAACCCAGACACAGGTTTAGTTGAGGCTGGTTTCTTAGAAGACGCACTTCCCGTTGTAGCCGCCGCTGCCGCTACTTATTTTACCGCTGGTGCCGCTGCTCCTTACCTTGGAACTGCTTTAGGTAGCTCTATGGCGGGCGGTATTGCTGCTGGAGCTTTAGCTGGTGCTGGTATTTCTGGTATTACTGCAGCTATTACTGGTAAAGACGTAGGTCAAGCTGCCCTTTACGGCGGAGTTGGTGGTGCACTTTCTGGGGGTCTTGGTGCTTATGGAGACGCTAATGTTTTAGCCGACGCTACACAGAAAGCTGCTATTGAAGGTGGCACACAAGCAGCTACACAGACCGCTACACAAGGTGCAGTAGACGCAGGTATCGGTGCGGGCACATCTGGATATGGCGAAGCTAATGCTCTTTTAAGCGCCCCAACTGGCACTGCAGCTACAGGGGCCCCCGCTGGATTTATTCCTCCTACAGCACCGGCTCCAGCCCCAACAATGGGTGGTATGCAAGCAGCTAATTTACCTGCTGGAGATCTTAGAAACGCAGCATTACAACAGAATATGGTCGGTCAAGGCGTACTACCAGAAGGCTATACTGGACTATCAGGAGCAGCACCTGCCACACCACCACAAGCGTCTTCTTACTATGCCGGTTTAAAACCAGATCAGTACGTGCAAAAAGCTGGTATCTTAGCTCTCCCAGCCCTTGGTTTAATAGGGGACCAGCAACAGGAATTAGGCCCTGAGCCACAAAGCGGTGACTATTTAAAACGCATCTCACCTAATTTTAGAGCTTACGTACCACCACAACCTAACCCATACTATCAAGCGCAATATCCAACTTATGCTGCTGAGGGTGGCCTTATGATGGCTGCTGGTGGTTTATCTAAAGATGCTCCTAAGTTAAGTGACGTTAAGACATTTGCCGACTCAGATGTTAATACTCGTGGGTTAAGTGCTCTTGACGCCGCACAGTATCGCAACAAAAAACTAATGGCTAAATCTGGTATTAAGGCCGCTGAACTACCTAAAACTGGTATTAAGTCTTTAGGTGGGGATTTTTCTGATGTCGCAGCTAAAGGCGGCACAGCTCATTTAGGTGATTATTCTGATGGTGGACGTTTGCTTAAAGGTCCTGGCGATGGTATGTCGGACAATATCCCAGCTACTATCGGACGCAAGCAACCTGCCCGTTTGGCTGATGGCGAGTTTGTTGTACCTGCTGATGTTGTTAGCCATCTTGGTAATGGTTCTACTGATGCAGGTGCAAAGCGTCTTTACGCCATGATGGACAAAGTCCGTAGAGCTCGTACTGGTAAAAAGAAACAGGCACCAGCAATTAACATGAATAAGTATTTACCAGCTTAAGGAGCAGATATGTCAGGTGGCGGGGGTAATAGTGGTTTTGGTAGCGTAGCAAATACTGTTGCTAACTCAGGCACATTTGATGGGGGTATGGGTGGTTTAAAAGCTGGCGCAGGCCCATCTAATATTTCCCCAATGCCGACAATGAGGTATGACCCAGTACAAACTACCCCAGTACAAACTACCCCAGTACAAGCCACCCCAGTACAAGCTACCCCACAACAGGCTGCTCCACAACAGCAATCTTCCCCACTAATGCAACAACAAATGATGCGTCAACAAGCGCCTCAACAAATGTACAACCCGTATCAACAACAAATGATGCGCCAACAAATGTACAACCCATATCAACAACAAATGATGCGTCAACAAGCGCCTCAACAGATGTACAACCCATATCAGCAACAAATGGGCGGATTACAAGCGGCTTTAATGCAGATGTTAGGTCGTTACAACCAACCAATGCAGCGCCAGCAGTTTATGCCAATGCCTCAGTACCAAAACCCTGCATTGCAGTACCGCCCTGATATAGCATCTGCCCAGCAAAACCTTGGGCGTGTAGCTAAGAGCGTTGTTCTCCAGCAAAAAGAAGCAGCTGAAGCTGAATTAGCAGCTATGAGAGAAGCTGAAGCAGCGAGAGCCGCTCAACAAGACGCAGGTGCATACGGTGGTGGGGGCTAATTGAATCTAACTGTTAAACCAGTAGGTACGCAGTATGTCCACCAGACATGGCCTTTGGTTGAGGAGTTGTTTGCAAAAGCTAATAAATATGACGCCGGTGACTACACTTTAGACCAGATTAGAGGTTTACTGGCTAACGGTTCATGGGTATTATTAGTAGCAACGGATGAAGAAAACAATATCCACGGTGTAGCTGCTATTAGCTTTTACAATATGCCTAACTACCGTGTTGGGTTTATTACTGCAATGGCGGGTAAAGCTATTGTGAATGAAGATGTTTATGGGCAGGTATGTAACTTTATAAGAGCCAACGGTGCCACTAGAGTTCAATGCGCTGCTAGAGAATCTGCTGCTAGGTTGTATAAACAAGTAGGTATGAAAGAGCGCCACATTATTATGGAAACTAAGCTATGAGCTTTTTAAAATCTAAACACAGCGGTTGGACTTGGGATATGAAACGCACGCCTTTTACAGGCGGAGGCGGAGGCGGATCACCTGCCCCAACTACTAGCTACACCCAAACATCAAATATCCCTGACTATGCGCAGCCGTATGTAGAGAACATGCTTCAATCTGCGCAAACGCAGGTCTACAACGATGATATGACTTCTTTCCGTCCGTACACACCATATAGTACAGACGTTAACAACTACTTCGCTGGCTTCTCTCCACTACAACAATCGGCACAACAAGCTGCGTGGAATATGCAGGTTCCAGGGCAGTATGGGTTAGCTTCTGGTTTAGCTGGTGCGGCTGGTATTGGTTCTTTAGGTGCGCAAGATCAAGCTAGCTATCTTGGTAGCGAAGCGTTAGGTTACGGACAAACAGGGTCTATGTATGGCGGTTTAGGTGCCCAACAAGCTATGCAAGCAGCACAACAAACCCAAAGAGCCGCTGGTATGTATGGGCGTCAAGGCGCACAATACGGCGGTGCTGCTGCCGGTTTAGCCCCACAAGCTCAGACTTATGGTCAGGAAGCTGCTGATATTGGGATGGGTGGTTTAGGCTACGGCGCTTTGGGGTCTGCGTATGGACAAGAAGCCGCCCAACGAGCACAACAAGGTTACGGTGCAGGCGCACAATTTGCACAACAAGCTACAAGCCCAGAAGCTACCAGAGCATATATGTCTCCGTATATGCAAAATGTAGTGGACTATGAAAAATCCCAGGCCGCACGTGATTTTGGTATAGCCCAGACAGCTCGTCAAGCTAAGGCTGTAGGTGCAGGTGCATTTGGTGGAAGCCGTCAAGCGATTGAAAATGCAGAAGCACAGCGTAGTTTAATGAGCCAGCTGCAAGGCATTGAAGCTACTGGCGCACAAAAAGCATTTGAAGATGCGCAACGCCAACAACAGTTTGGTGCTAACTTAGGATTACAAGGTCTTCAGGCTGGGTATCAAGGTACTGGCATGGGCATTCAAGGCGCTCAAGCTGGGTTAGCCGGGTTAGGCACTGCTATGCAAGGACAACAGGCTGGATTAGCTGGTTTAGGTCAAGCCGGTTCTTTATATGGTCAAGGCATGCAGGGCAGTCAAGTTGGTTTACAAGGCGTTGGTGCACAACAAGCAGCTGGTCAATTAGGTTTGGCTGGTACAGCACAGGGCATGCAGGGCGCTGGTTATGGTTTACAGGGCGTTCAAGGTGCACTTGGCGCTGGTAATTATGGCTTAGCTGGTTACGGTATGGCTAATCAAGCTGCAGGTACATTAGGTCAACTAGGTACTCAAGATTTATCTGCACAACAAAGCATCGCTAATTTACAAAACACCTTTGGTGCCCAACAGCAAGCACTTGAGCAAAACAAGATTAATCAAGCTATTCAAGATTACGCTATTCAGCAACAGTACCCGATGATGCAGTTAGGCTTTTTGTCTAATATGCTCCGTGGTTTACCAATGCAAGCTCAGACTACTCAGATGTATCAAGCACAACCTTCTCCTCTCCAACAAGGTATTGGTCTAGTCGGTGCAGGCGCATCCCTTCTTGGTACTGGCAGGGCCGAGGGTGGCGAAATTAAAGAGATGGCTGAAGGTGGCATTGCCGGCTACAAATACGGCGGTGCTATTCCAGAAGCTAAGTTAGCTGGTATGGCTCAGGGTTTAAGTGTTGAGCAACTAAAGCAACGTTTAGCCGACAAGGATTTAGACAGCGGTGAGCGTCAGATTTTTGCTGATGCCTTGCAAGATAAGGCTAGACTTAAAGCTCGCTCAGAAGGTATTGCTGCGGCTGGTGGTGGCTTGTTTAACACGATGGGCTACGCTGGTGGCGGCATCTTGGCTTTTGCTGAGGGTGATGAGGTTAAAGACCCAGAAGAGTTGGCTAATCAGATCAACCTTATCGGTGCCCAGTTAGATGCAATTAACAAAGAAGCTGCTGGTAAAAACGCTCCTGGTTCACGCCAGAAAGCATATAGAAAAGATGAGGCTGCGGCGTATGAGAACCTCAAAGCTCGTCAAGATGAGTTAAAAGGTGAGTACGCTGGTTTAATGTCTAAAGCTGGTATTGATAAACCTGCATTTAACTATCAGCCTTCTCGTAGCTTAGGCGGCGGAGTCCCAACCAATTCAGTTGAGCAAGCAATGTTAGGTACTAAACCACCTGCACCTGCGGCGCAACCTACTGCTGGTGAATTTCAAGCGTTTGATGAAGCTACACAACGTTACTTAGCTGAACAGAAAACTAAGGCTCCTGGTGCTGCGGGCCCAACTGGTGGTGCTGAAGGTAGTAAAGCCTATGGTGCTGCTCCTACTAGCGGTGCTGGCAGTCAATCTGGTCTCGGTGGTATCTTGGCTGGCTTACGTAAAGAAGGCCCACAAGGTGAGCTTGGTGCTGACTACTTAGAGAAGCTAAGAGGATTTGAAGCTGGTGCAGATCAGCGTCTAAGCCGTGCCGACAAGATTGCAATGGCAAAAGGCTTTCTCAAGTTTGGCTCTACTCCAGCTCCTGGTGGCATCGGTCAAGCAGCCGTTGCAGGTCTGGGCGAGTACACCGAAGGTTATAGCAAGGCACTTGAGTCTGATGAGAAGTTCAGAATGGAGAACGCTAAGCTCCAGTCAGATATTGAGAACTTACGCCGTGCTGAAGAGCGTGGTGACGTTAAGCTCGCTGCTGAACTACAAGAAAAGATTGCCGACCGCGCTAATCGCCTACAAACTGCGCAAATTTCTGCCGCTGCATCTGGTAGAACTGGTGCTCGTGAAGAGGCTTATGTTAAGCAGTTAATGGCTCAGGGTATGTCCCTAGAACAAGCGCTTCAAGCAGTTAAGGGTGCAGGTAGAGCTGAGTCTAATGACATCACAAGGGTTAAAACTGCACTGGCAGAGTTAAACGGGCAGCTTACTTTCTTGAAGAAAGACGACCCAAGACGTGCCAAAGTAGAAGAACAAATAGCTCAATTAACACAAATGTTAACTACTGGTATCGGTGCACCAACTGCAACTGCTGGAGTTCCCAAAGACATCCAAGGTATACTAAACAAATACCAATAAGGGTGATAAATGGCTGAACTAGATCAGTTATATGATGCACTGCGTAAGGCTGATGCAGCAGGTAACACCGAGGACGCTAAACGACTAGCTGACTATATTCGTAGTCAATCGGCTGCACCTGCCACACCCGTTGCCACACAAAAAGCGCCAGAAGATGTAGGTTTCTTTGAGGGTGCTGGTGCTGCTCTTGGTCGAGGCATTGAGTCCTTTAAAGAAATGGGCGCTGGTCTAGGGCTTGCTGGTAAACAAATTACTGGGCAGACCGAAGAAGTACGCAAAGCGATGGCTGCGGCGAAGGAACAAAAGCCCGAAGAAAAACCAGGAATGACCGTTGCCGACTTTGAGCGCATTGCCGCCGAACAAGGATTCGCTGCTGCAGCAGCACAGGCTCCAAAATATATCGTAGAACAGGTTCTCCAAAGCGCCCCTCAGATGGCTACGCCTTTAGCCGTTGGTATGGCTGCTAGCCCGTTTATTACCCCAGTTGGTGGTGCGATTGCTGGTATTGCCACATACGGTGTGCAACAGTTTGGTAACTTCTTGATGCGTCAGGCAGAAGAGAAGAAAGACCCAGAAGAACTCGAATTAACTAAAGCTGCTTTGACTGCAGCTGGTACTGCCCCCCTAGGATACTTTGCTGACAGGTTTACTCTTGGTATTGGCTCAGTAGGTAAAAATGCTGGTAAAGAGATTCTTAAAGAACTTGCTGCCCGAGAGGGTGCGGGCGCTGTAGCTAAGGAAGTTGGTAAACGTGCGGCAGTTGGTGCAGCACAAGGTGTTATTGCCGAAGCCCCTACTGAGGTTCTAGAACAAGCCGCTGAACGCTATCAGGCAGGGTTATCCCTTACTGATGACAAAGCCCTAGATGAATATAAAGAAGCATTTTTCGGCGCAGCTGCAGCTGGTGGAGCGTTAGGTGGCGGTGCTAAAGGTGCACAAGCCTATGGTGAATATCGTGCAGAAAAGAAAGCCCTAGAGCCACAAGCTCCTGCTGGTGAGACAAGACGTAGCGCTATTGATGAGGTGAATGAATATGATGACACTGGACGACCTATCGCCGGAGCAGGTGAGCCGAGCGTTTCAATACCTAGCGAGCCCGGAGCTGGACCCACCCCTGGAATTGATGAAGGTGCCCCTCCCAGTGTGGCAGCAGCTGAGCGTGTTGCTGGAGGACCTGATGCTAGAGAAGCGGCACTCGACAATCAACTAGGCGAGATTAGAGCTAAGCAGGATGAGTACGCTAGATTTGACCCAGCCGACCCACGCATTGGTGAGCTTGAAGATGTAATTAAGGAACTACGTGCTGAGTTTAAAGGTATTAGCCAAGACCCAGTTGCGGCTGATACAGGTGCTGGCACTACAGATAAAACAATAGAGTTTGGTGAGTGGAAAGATATTGGTAAGGGCTATCAAGCTCGCCAAAGTACCAATACTCCTTTACAAGAAATTAAAACTCCTGAAGGAAATAATATCTACCGTGGGGTTGATGCCAATGGTAAAACCTATATGGAGTACGAAAGCGGTATTAACCCGCTTGAATCTGGGGGCATGGACTGGGTAGCCAAAGCCAAAGAGGATTTACAAAACTTAGCCCCACCCAAAGCCTCTGCACTCAATGCACCTTCCCAAGAAGGGTTTGATTTTGGCCCAGAAGAGCCTGGTGCTGAACCAATCCGCACGTTAAAAACTGAACCAACCCAAGCTGCTGAGTTTGAATTAACTGCCCCAGAAGGCCAAGCTCCATCTGTAGAAGAGCCTATTGAACCAATCGTTGAACCCGACCGTGCCAAGATGATGTTGATTGGCGATGCTAAGGCACCGATGAAGCCACTTACTGCGTTCTTTAACAGCTTAAAACCTGCTACGGTGATGCCAGCTGAGGTAACTAAGTTCAAAGAAGAGACCAGAAAACTCTTGGATGACGTAGCTGAATTCATTGGTGGCAAGATTACTAAGCAGGTTAGCCGCTTTGAAGGTACAGAGAAGGGTCCGGATGTAAGCGCAGAGTTAACAGGTCCTGAGTTAGATGCACGTCTTGCGTATGTTCGTGACTTCTTTGACAGCTTGAGCATTGCTCCTAAAGAACGTGAAGCGCTAACTTCTGCCCTGTCTCAACGCTTTGCTGGCATGTCTATGCCTGAGCAGACTGCAGCCCTACAAGGTTTAACCTCTGTACCTAAGCTAAATACAAGACGTGGTATTGAAGAACTACGTGAGAAGTTATCCGGGGCCTTAAGCAAATACGAGCGCAAACGCATTGGGCAAGAGGAAACCACTCTGCCGTTTAAGATAACTGACGACCTAGCTAAGAAGAACATGTACGTCGTTGCGCTTATCCGTAAAGCCTTAAAAGCATTGGAAAATACTGATCCGTCACAGAGAACCCCAGAAGAAAAAGCAGCGTATGCTTACTTCGGTCCTGAGACTGGTTGGTCATACGTAACTGCAATGCGGTCGGCTGCGTTTGACCTTAGCGCTAAACCTGATGAGTTTGCTGGTAAGTTATTCAAAGGTCAGGATAAGACCCAAGCTGAGCTATTCCAAAAGTGGGTAGAAGAGAACTTGCCACAAAAAGAATATGAGCAATTCCAAGCTACCGTAGCCGACTATAAACGCCAAACCGCTAAGGCTGAGGAATATAGAAAGACTGCTGAGAAGCTCAAGAAAGAGGGTGGAGTTGCTCGTAAATACTTCCAGTCTGTTGCTCGTGCACCGTCTGGCAAAGTTAGCATGGGTGAGGTAGCTTGGGGTAAAGGACCTGGTAAAGCAAGCAAAGTTGAGAGCTACAAGTTCTACCCAATGCACCCAGCTGTACAGAAGATGCTTGAAGATGGCAACGTCGATGGCGCTTTGAAGATTTTAGCTAAGCAAGAAACTAGAAGTAAGAGCCAATACTCTCGCCTTACTGCACGTTTAGCTCAGCAGTTGATCGATATGAAACTTAGTACAGCGGTTGTAGTAAACCAACAAGGCCGACTGGTTGACGATTTGCTCACATACAACATTAAAGAGCAACGTGCTGAGTTCTTCAAGTACCTAGAGGTCAGCTACCCAGAAACGTTTGCCCAGTACTTTAGTAAGTCAGACCCACGTCAGGTTCTCAAAGGCTTGCAGGCTATCAAGAATGGTGATGTTAAGGTTGATACTGCTCCGTTGGTTGGGCAGTTTGATGAGTTGCTTGATGAGTACCAGCGTGGCGTTGCAACCCTAGATGCCCCTGGTAGCTACTTGCCGTACATAAATACCGTCAACTTAAACTTTGATATGGGTGGCGGTGCTAACTATACGTTCATGCACGAGATGATGCACGCTGCTACGGCGTACGCACTAAACCCAGCTAACTACGACAAGTTAACACCAGCCCAACAAGAAGCAGTTACAGAACTTAAAGCACTGTATGAGTTCGCAAGACGTACTACTCTAAAAGAGTATGGTTTTACCAACCTGGACGAGTTCGTAGCTGAGGCATTCTCAAACCCTACATTCCAAGACATCCTACGTAACATCCCTTATGAGGGCAAAGCTAAATCCTTGTGGGATAAGTTTGCTGAATTTATCGCTGACTTGTTTGGTCTAAATAACGTACTCGGGTATACCCTAGCTAATGCCACTGTAATTATGGAAGCCCCTCCTGCGTTGACTGGCGAGGCAGTAGCTTTGAATGCTCGAGGCCGCTCGGCTCGCTCTGTGCTGAATAAGACTATGCCTACTAACCCTGGGTATATGGGCTTTACAGAAAAAGTATTTGGCGGTCGCCCTAGCTGGGGCACTGTGCGTACTGGTATGGCTGACCTAATCGATAACGTAAACAATACTGCACGCAAATACTACTTAGGCGGCTTTACCCTGCGTCAGCTTAATGACATGGTAGGCAACAAAATACCTCAGTTCAGAGCATTTATCGAGAAAGTTGAGGGCATGCTCGACGACCGCAATCGCATGCTTGAGGACGTAAGAAAGATTACCGACAAGTGGATGAACTGGCAGGACAAAAATCCAGAGAAAGCTAAAACCCTTAACGGTTTAATGCTCGATGCTACGCTGCAAGGTAAAGACCCAGCTAAAAAAGATGCCAGCGGAAACTATATAAAAACTAACATCCCTAAAATTGACGAGGCTTGGGATAGCCTTGGTTCAAAAGGCCAAGAGATTTATATTGAAGTTCGAGACTACTATTCTAAGAGCATGCAAAACTACATCAACAACATAGTTGAGAATAGAAAGGCATCGTTCCGCACAGTTACTAATTCCCCTCTTACTGGTGACCCAAAGAAATACGCAGAAGAGACCAAGGCGCTAGAGTCAAACCCAGAGATTATTAAGATACGTCAGCACTTTGCTAAGCACAAGGTTGAGCCATACTTCCCGATCCGTCGTTTTGGTCGGTTCTCACTACAGCTGCTAGACCAGAAGCAAAAAGAGTTTTACATGTTCGAGAGTGCTGGTGAGCGTAAGGCGTTCATGAAGACCCGCATCCCTGAGCTTGAGAAGAAGCTAGGTAGAAAATTAACTCCTGATGAGATTAAACCTCGTAACGATATTCAGAAGTTAGTGTCCGATAACATGAAGGACTTTACGTTCCTAAGTGAGCTCAAGCAGATTATTCAAAGTGCTAAAGGTCCTGATATTGCTGGGTTAAAGGACAACCTAGAAGAAAGTCTAGAGCAGCTGTACTTCCTAACCTTGCCAGACCAAAGCGTTCGTAAGATGTTTATGAATCGTAAGGGCACAGCTGGTATGGACACAGATATGCTCAGAGCGTTCACGTCCTCGGCTTTCCACATGGCTTATCAGCAGTCACGATACAAAGCTAGCCGTGGGCTATACAACGATTTAGACACTGCCCGTAAAGACGTAGGCAGGTTGGGAGAAGAAGGTACTCCTTTAGCCGAGTACGTAGGTGAGCTTGAGAAACGCCTTACTTACATCATGAACCCAACAGACACAGGGGCTATCCCGTCCTTCTTGTCAAACACTGCGTTCATCTGGTTTATGACCTCACCAGCTTCAGCTATTGTGAACATGCTTGGTGTACCTGCTGTCGGTATGCCAGTTGTGAGTGCTAAATTTGGCCCAGCAAAAACTATTTCTAAGATGGGTGAATATGCTAAGAAGTTTGCAGGCACTGGGTTTAAAGACAAAGACGGCAACCGTGCGTTCCCATCACTAAATAACAAGCCAGATTTATTTACTCCGACCCAACAAGCAGCATACGACCAGTTTGTTTCAGACGGCTTGATCGACATTACCTTGTCTCATGACTTAGTTGGTCAGGCAGAAGCCCCCTCTAACCTGTATACAGGCAAGACCCAAACAGCTATGAAGTGGTTGAGTGGCGCATTCCACGGCGCTGAGAAGTTCAACCGTGAGATTGTTGCAATGTCTTCGTTTGACTTGGCGTATGAGAAGGCCAAAGCCGAGGGGTACACAAACGACGCTGCGTTTAAAAAGGCGGTTAGTGTTGCTAAGGACTTAACTTATAAGTCGATGTTTGACTACTCCACGCTGAACAAACCACGCTATTTCCAAGCACCAGCAATGAAGGTTATCTTACAGTTCAAGCAGTTCTCCCAGCAGATGACTTACTTGTTAGCTAGAAGTGCGTATGACTACATTGGCAAGTCTTATTCTGAAGGTGAGCTAAAGGATATTAGAGATTTAATTAAAGAAGACCACGACCTAAACAAGCCTAACTTACCCCCGCTAACTGATAAAGAACTAGATGCTGCTGTGCAACAGTACGTTAAAGGCGTTAGAACTGAGGCACGTGACCGCCTTGCTGGAACCCTCGGTATGACTGCTATTTTTGCAGGTGCTACAGGGCTACCAATGTGGTGGGCAGTGTCTGGAACTATGAACGCCTTGCATGCTGTATTCGGTGACGATGAAGAAGAGTGGGACTTTGACAACTGGTTTAAGAACTGGACTAATAAAACCTTCGGTGGGTTTGTTGGTGACTCTATCTCCAGAGGCGTAGTATCTCAAACGCTTGGTGCTGACGTATCAGGCCGTTTAAGCCTTAATGATATGTGGTACAGAGACACTCGTAAGAGCCCTGATGAAGTTACAGCGGTGCAGAACATGCTGGTTAACCTACTCGGACCGAGTGCTGGTTTGATGATTAATGCCGCCGAAGCCACTAAGCAATACAACGATGGGCATATCCAACGTGCACTTGAGACTGCAAGCCCAGCCGTGATTAAGAACGCACTTAAAGGTATTCGGTTAGCCACAGAAGGCAGAGCTACAACCATTAAGGGTAATGAGTTAGTCGGGGATATTACTGGTTACGAAGCATTGGTGCAGGGATTAGGGTTTTCCCCAGAGCGTTTGGCACAACGCCAAAAAGCCAACATTGAGATGAAGAACGCCGAGCAAGCTATTCTCAATCGTAGGCAGGCACTGTTAGATGGTTTCTTTATGAGTGTCGACAACGGCGACGATGACATGAAAGATCGTGTAATTGACAAAGTAGCTAATTTCAACAATGCTAACCCAGGCGTAGCTATAACCCGTAAAAACTTGGTTAACTCAGTCAAAACTAGAATGAAACTACGTGCAATGGCTGAGGCTACTGGTGGTATGTCTATCAATAAAAAACTCATCGGTCAGTTACAAGACATGGCTGACTGGGGCGACCCAGAGTAAAAAAACCCCGCTAAAGAGCGGGGCTAAGGTATTTCTAAGGAAAACGAAAATTGCAGTTCTCGCAACTGCATAGTAATAATACTACCGAATACGCCAAACACGCAATCCGATGATTCCCTTTTCTACAACAATCTGGGTTTTTATCTTGTAACGTAACCTCTTGGTGGTCCTCTTAATCTGCACTAAGGCAGCCTCTTGATCCAAACATGGGATAAAGAACGAGGAACCCACCACAAAGTTACGCCAATTAACCTTGAACGCCAGCCCGTGGATCAACATCTGGTGCGTTCGTAACAGCTTCTACTGGGTTAGCCCCAAAGTGGTCACTGTTTAAGTCAAATACATAGGTGTCTACAGGGCCTGACACAATCTTGGTGCCCTTAGACAGGCGCTTTTTAACCAAACCAAGGTAAGCCTTGTCGACTTCCAGAGCCTTCAAAGTTTCCTTCAGGGTAATCTGTTGCTCAGAACAGTATGCTCGTAGCTGCTTGGCGTTAATAAACATCTTCTTAGTATCAGGCTCCATGCGGATGTACAGGTCATTGAACTTTGGCTCAACCATTGGCAGTTGTTCCATCCCTGAGCGGGCGTCGGCTTCGTTGTTAATAACCAAAATAGCAGCACGGTGCTCGTTCATAAACTCGTTGATTACGTTAGCGGTACTTATAGCTGCAGGTGCCTTTATTTCAGTACGCATTACTTTAACTTCAGCAACAATCCAGTCAAACACCCGCTTGATATTAAAGTCGATGATACCTAGATCCTTAGCAATCAAAGCCCCAGCAATGTTACATGCAATGGTTGCAGACCAGAAACGCTCCCTACTTGTTAGGCCGATGGCCTTGTCTAGCTTTTGTTGAATCTGCATTACTGTGTCTACAGCAGTCTCTAGGTTACCAACAAGGTACTGGGCGTATTCAATACCGGCGTGACCATAGTTATCGTACAAGCGATTAAAAAGTACGTCGGCTTCTTCTTTAGTTAAATTACCAGTCAAATCAATACGGTACTCTAGCAATCGCATAAACTCGCCATCAGGAGTAGCTTTTAAAGACGACAGCTTATCGTAGAAGGAGGCATTGGAAGAAGTAAGAGCCATTGTGCCCCACTTAGTTGAGTTAATACGCTCAGCATTCTCGTGCTGCTTCATACGGTTCTTACCACGACCTTGTGAGATGCTGTAAGCCAAGTCAGAGAAGTGGTCTCCAGATAGCTTTGTGATCTCGTCAATAGTTACTGGTAGGTTGTTCATCACGCCGAGCCGATGGATCATCGAATTCATTGTGTCTTTCCACTGCAGCATGAGCTCTTCTGGGTGACCCCAAACGCTATTGCACATCTTTAAAACTGTAGATTTACCTGTGCCTGATGTGTTGTTAATTAAGTTAATGATGGCACCTTTGAGGTTCAGGTGCTTGAGTAGTGGCGCACCAAACGCAGTAAAGAAACCAAACGCATGCGGTTCAAATCCTGGCTGGTCATATACTTTCACAGTTTTTTTCCACGCACCGTAGTCACCAGTAGGCTTTAACCACTCAGCTAATGATCCCGTTGCTGTTGAAGGTGGGCTATATGAAACTTTGTCTGCTGATATTTCCTGTTCACCAACAATAAACTTAGTGTCTTTGTCTGCCCATCCAAATTGTGTACGCATTATTTCTACCTCTGCTCTATGTTGTAAGTTTTTAGCCGACGCTATTATGTACGACATAATAGATTCCATTTGCTTTTTAGGTCCGTAGACCCCGTGATAACCCAGCGTGTCCCGTAGCTTGTCAGGGGACATTACATCCGTTGCTGGCATAGCGAACTCACGCATACCGTCTTGTGGCAGATGCAGGCGTAGCCAGATTGACTCACCCTTAGCTGGATCATGCAAACGCTTGACGATATACAGGTCGTGTTCGTAGATGTTAATAGCATCTTTGCCACCGTCATCGTCTCTTACCTCGATGTATACCCCACCGTTTTTGCCTCTAAAATACGGAAATGGATACGCTGGAATATCGAAAGTTTCCTCTGCACCACTCTCCGTCTTTTCCACGACTGTATTTGTTTCCGCAACAGCGACTTCTGATCCAAGCTGTATCGGCGACGAAATCTTCCCCTTATTTGGGCATTCATTACATCCCGCAGGGTTAAGGCCTTCGAAGGTTTTGCAAGTATATGGGCCCTTCGTCTGGTTGGCTTTTCTCTCCGTCGTAGTCGGATCATATTCCGGATGGTTCGACGAGATTTTGTGTATGGCTTCATCTTTGTCTACACAGTGCGCTGCTATTGACAGGCCTGCTCTCCATAGGGGTTCTTCTATTGAGTCTTGGTTTACTGCAATATTCTCAAGCTGTGGGCAACCTTTACCGCTCATGGTCTTAATCATGATGGTTTTGAACCGGCTTATCTTGTTGCCCATCAACGCTTGGGTCATCTCATTAAGCTGACGCGGCATCCAGTCAGGTGCGATTAGCACGCCGATAGTTTGTTTGATGCCCTCGTACTCAAGCTCTTCTGCCATAGCCAGTATCTCAACAGGCAGTGGTGGGTCTTCTTTAAAGTTAAGTGTCTCAGGTACACGCAGAATAGATGCGTTGTCGGCAGTCCGTGATGGGTCGCCTAAGAACTCGTGCTGTTCACATAGTGCTTTCAAACGCTCAGCAACAGGCTTCCATTGCGCACGGTTAACCGTTTCTTTTAATACCCAATACGCATGAATACCACGACCAGAATTAACCACAGATGGCAGTGGCATCTTGATAGCTTTGCAGAACTTTTTGAGCTCAGCTAACCCCGTAGCTTGGTCTATATAGCCTTTACCTGCAGCCGCTTTATCAATACCGCAATCAATGTCCAACCAGAACGACTTAATCAAGTCCCCGTTTTTCTGAATGCGACCATCGGTATTGTTTAAATACTTCGCACATGCGAAATACACATCACATTTATCTTGTAATAGCTCGTCAATCTTTGTAGCTACATCCGCCAGTGTTTGGTGGAATGTTTGCTTAGGTCTTGTCTCGTCTTGCCGTAAGCCGACTATGCAGTAATACCCATCTCCTTCGGGGGGCAGAACCGCTGTCAGTAAGTCTGTTGTCGCCATATAACCTCAGAACCGAAAAAGATAGGACAGCAGGGGGATCGGCACTCCCCTTTTCGCTCCGTCGAGCTAGCTGCCCCCGTGGGACTCAAGCCTTAGCTTTTGCTAAGTACTTTTCTATTTTTTCAACCTTGGCACTGCGGGGCTGTGATTCACCAGTAAACCATTGGTAGATGGTCATCCGAGAAACACCGAACTGCTCAGCAACCTTTACGACGGGTATGCTGTGTTTGATGCAGTACTTACCAAGCCGAACCCCGATGAACCTAGGGTCGGCATTTTGGTTAGCCAAATGCAGTGCGTAGCTGTAGCCTCTTAGACTCATTCTTCTTCGTCAGTTGACCAGTCACCCATAATCGACTTCAAATCAGGCTTAGCTTTTGGCTCAGCTTTCTTCTCGGCACGCTTAGTTGGCTCTGGTACTGCCTCTGCTTCAGCTTCTTCTTGAACTACAGGTGCTTTAGCTGCGGGGGCAGGTGCTTCTAACTTAGGCTTGTTATCACCAGCAGCGACTGACATAGTGATAGCGTTTTTAGCGGCAGTAGACTCACCTTGCTCAACAGCTTTTTCCCACTCATGCTTTTCTAAGAAACGAACTGGGCGGAAGAACAACTTACCTACTGTTGAGTCCTCATCAAAGCGCATTTCAGTAACCAGCGTGTTTAAGTTGTAGCCTTGTGTGCCGACATACTTAGCATACTGATTGAAAGGCATGTGCTCTAAGTCGCCTGGGTCTTTCATATCATAGAAAATTGACTTGGATTGCAGTGTCATTTGATAAACATCGCCATCTAAATCGCTAGCTAATGCAACCGCAATACGACGGTTTTTACGGCATGCTTTAGTGTTACCTTGTCCAGAGCCGTTAATGTCCTGTGGGCAACCAATACAAGTATTGTGCTGAGGTTCTTTAACGGATGCGTCTGGCTTTTCCCCATCATTTGACCAGCAATCAGGTGGAGCTGAATCTGCCTTGGGGTCCCATGCTTTAGCATAGAACGTTCTTGCGATGTGCTTAGAAGCGTTGACGATAACAACTTCTAATTTGTTTGTTGGTGTCTTTGAAATCTCAGTGCCGTTTACTTTAAGCACGAACTTGTTAGCACCAAGCGCAATACGCTTAGTCTGATTATCACCGCCGACTAGGGCTTTAGTGACATCATCTAGTTGAACTTCCTTAAGGTAGTCTGGTAATTGATTATTAAAAAGGGCGACGTTACTCATTTGCTTCTCCTTAGTTATACTGCCATAAAAATTTGCGATGTTGGGCATACTTACCTTTGCATACTAACTCTATGCACCGGCGGTTAAACCCGTTTCTTGCTGCTTCGGCTATGCTTTCCCAAACTTTAATTTTGGTTCCATCTAGAGCCTTTTGTACTACTGCTTTACACCTCGAGCTTTTTCTGCCCAGTGTTCTGTATGAGTGCAGTATGTTTTGCGACATAGTGCACCATTCTAAATTTTCTAACGTATTATTTAATTTAAGTCCATCTTTATGGTTAACGTGACCACTACCCCATGGAGCAAAAGTTTCCATAACAAGTCTATGGACAGTAAACCATTTAAACTTACCATTAATAGGTATACGAACCTGTACATACCCACTATTAGTCATATTAAATTTTAGCTCGTGGGGTGTTTTTCGAGGGTATCCCCCCGGACCTAATAAGCTACGTACACCGCCATTGTCCGATACTTCGTAGTTGCTATTAATAGCAATAGGTTTCCAAATAGTCATTTACTACGTCTCACGGTAATTGCGTATGTGCTATCCACGTTTAAACCGGCGGGATGCAAGTCCGGATTCTCCTCCAAGAACTGCTCCATGTTGGATTGTTGAATTCTTTTTTCTAATAACTGGGGGGCATTGTGTTCAAACATGAACTTGTAAAAACGCTCCCAATCATTAGTTGTATATCTGTTCTTCACTGTGCGAATAGCTGTGCCATGCTCAGTCTTAATGCTAGTAGCTCCAGTTTCTTTGCAAAGCTCAAGTATTTCTTGTTCGATGACATCAAGCTGCTCTTGAAGCTCAGCTTCCTTAGCCTCGGCTTCTTTGCGTATTACGTCACGTTTGTCACGTATCTTGATATAGACTTCTACTAGCCTGTCTATATTGGCGACTGGTGCTACCGATTCGGTATCTGTGGTCATTTCGTTTTCCTTTAATTAAACGCAGGTCTATGCCTGTTGATTAATACTACAACTACTTATTGACTGTGTCAACTACTTCTTGTTTATATAAATCAATTATTTTTGTGTGAATATCTAACTTATTTTGCAGCATGTTGTACAGCTTTGTCTCTACGGGACTTCCCTTAATGTGCACGATTGTCATCTTGTTCTTCTGCCCTTGACGGTCAATACGTGCATTAGCTTGCAAGTAAGTCTCAATGGATGTCACTGGTGCATACCAAATAATGGTATCTGCTGCTGTTAGTGTGACACCGTGTGATGCTGCTTGAGGTTGAATGAGAAGCACATGTGGGTCGGTTTGCTCTTGGAACTTTTTAAATATCTCAGTACGCTTATTGACGGGAACGGCTCCATTGATAACTTCGCAAGTAATACCCGCCCCTCTCAAATGTGTCTTGAGTAATTCTATTGTATGCGTGAATGGTACAAAGACAAGCACTTTATGGCTAGCTTCTTCAATAACTTCTTGGACAACTCGTAACCGACTAGAAACATCGAACTCAACAATAGCACCAGTATCAGAATAGACAGCGCCACCACTAATTTGCAGAAGTTTATTAAGATTAATAGCGGCATTAACAGTTGAGACTTCTTCACCCGCCGCCACCATGAGCATGTCTTTCTTGAGCAGCTTGTAGTATTTCTCCTGTTGCGCAGTAAGGGGGGCGTCTCTGAATACATGGGTGACCTCTGGTAAGTCTAGGCAGTCCTTCTTCTCATAACGGATTGCTGGTTGAAGGGCATTAAATACTATCTGATTAGCGTCTGGTCTAGGCACCCATTTGAACTTAGTCAACTGCACCATAGTCTGGTCACGGAAGGAACCAAAGAAGCGAGGTACATTATCAGGTACGCATAGCTTGGCTAAGCCGAAGGCGTCGGTAGGGGTTTGGGCAGCTGGGGTACCCGTCATCATCCATAGCCATGTGCGTGGTGTAAGAATATGGTTTAGTGTTTTCCAGCGTTTAGTAGTGTTAGTTTTGTAGGCATTAGCTTCATCAATGATGATTAGGTCAAAGTTGTTTCGTGCAATATCTTGGGCAACGATCTCAACTCCGTCGTAGTTAATGATTACAAACTGTGCATCGCTGTCAATGACTGCCTTGCGCTTAGTGCGGTCCCCGTAAGCTACGCCAACTTTGCGGTGCATTACGAACTTAAATAGGTCAGCTTGCCATGCGGACTGCATGATGGACAACGGGCAGATGATTAGCACCCGATGGATTTTCTTTTGCTCCATGAGGTAGTCTGCCGCCCAAATAGCTGACGCGGTCTTACCAGTACCCTGTTCGTTAAAACAGAATGCTCGCTTGTTCAGCGTTAAGAAGTTAGCGGTATCACGCTGGTGTGCCATAGGCTTGAACAGGCCAGGCCACTTGTAGCTCTTCTGAATGGGGGAAGGCACTCCCTTAACTTTTAACTTAGTCAGAGCTTGTGCTTCGTCTAGCCCCCAGTGGACTGCAACCCTGTGAAGGTCGCCTTTAGTTTCAAGAACGAAACTCTTTGGTATGCACTCAGCAATTAAGTGCGGGCGGCGGGTGGTTACTACTAGCGCTTTGTTATCTAGAATTTCCATTTTTAGGTTTATTGGTCTTTAGGCTATGGTCGGCGTTACGGGCGAATGATCTATTTGCGGATGCTGATTTAACAGTTAAATTGCTACGGACGGTCTTACCGCCTTTGGATAATGGCTTCTTGTGGTCAACGTCTTTGCCATCACCTTTGTGCACAACGCCTTCAGCTTCAAGCATACGGCGAGCTTTGTTGCGCTGAGCACGCTTCTTTTTAACTGCAGGGGTGCCATCGTACTGTGCATATTCTTTAGCATAGGGGCGGGGTTTGTTCACATAAGGCATACTTTTGTTCCTCTTTACGGTAGAAATAGGTGGTTCCATCACCCAATACTATGTATTTTGGCATGTTTTCTGGGTCTGTTCCAGTCAATAATCGCAGGGTTTCTTGGATGTCATCGTCCACCTCTACCCAGCCAGCAAAAGGAATTGGCTCGTTCATTTGTCCACCTTTGAGTTAACGTAGGTGCGTTTACGTATTTCACGGTCAATGTACCAGCGAGCCTTGCGTAAGTCCTCTACGGCATCTTTCTTGAGGTCGCAACGCCAAATGTACTTCAAGGCATTACCTAGGTTAAACCCCATGTGCTCTGTGATCTGGATGCACTCAATACCGCTAGGGTGGTCGGTGTAATGCTTGGGGTGGTTTACTGGGTCGTTCATTTAACTTCTTTCTTTGGAGGGTTAAACTTGTAATCGCAGGTATATTTAAATGTAAAAGTATCCCCGTAATATAGGTTCACACTAGACCACTCTTTGTAAAGTCTTTTTCCAATTCGTGCACCTTCTTTTTCAGCTAGTGCACGAAGCTCTGATTTTTTAACTGGTTTGTAGTCGTTCATTTCACTTCTCCAAATTGTTCATAAGTTAGCTCGTTCTTGTCTGCTTCAAACTCTACGCTCATCAAGTACCGTGATTCTGCAAAGTTAATTACCATGTGTGGCACTTGGTTGTTAAAGGCATAGTAAGTCTTTGGTTGATATTTCAACTCTATAAATCTGTGGGTTGCTTCTGTCTCCTCCACCGAAAACAAACAATGACTTTTAACATCGTTCAACAACATGTTGATGCACACCCCACGCCTACTATCCACATGCCAGTCGTATGTTGTATACGGGTCTAGGCGAACTATGCCCATTGCTAGTGGATACCTTGAGCCAATAGCCTCAATAACTGGATCTTTAAACGCAAGATCAAATGGCACTTGGACAGCACTGAAGTTGTAGTAAGGTTGCCAAGCTCCAGTACTCATAGCGAAATCAAGTAGCTCATCAGCGATTACTGACTTAACAGGGTGGGGGTGAAACGGCATCATTTCTTTACCTTATTAAACTCTGGGATTCTTCTTGGTACTTTAGCAATGCTTGTTACTGGACTGAAACTCTTCATTTGTTTTAGTGTCGGCATCTTGGGCGGTAGTAACTTCAACGCCTCATCCAAAACTTCTAAGAGCAACTTATCAGTGTTCCGCATACTACACAGTTCTTGTACGTTCCGTCGGGGTTCAGTATGGTGTACACCTCGCACGCATAGGCATCTAACATCATGCCGATCAAAATAACTGCTACACCAAAAGCAATAATCCATTTAGTCATTTTTCCTTCTCCTCGTTTTAGCGGCGACAATACCGATCTCTTGTTCGGGTTCTGCGCTTCGTGCTTCTAACATCATGTCTGCTAGTCTCCACAACTCTTTTGGCTCAAACATCTCGCCTCTCATTACTGCTCCAGCTAATGCAAACATTGCAAAGGCATCTCTTAAATCATTCTCATTCATCTGTAATTCCCTTTGCCGTTATGTTCACAATCCATCACTGGGCAGAACTTACGGCATGTGAAGTTCGGCTTAGCGTTCCATACATTATTCTCATGTGCAGCCTCTAACTTGTCGGTCTCTTGAATCCAAGTCAACCACTTCTCAGGTGCTTCGTACTTAGTAAAGTTAGCCTTGACAAAATCCTCGGATACCACGAAAGCTAAGCCAGTCTTAGCACGCTCTACCATAGGGAAGTGTTTAAATACGGCCAGTGCCATTAGTTCTAACTGCTTGGTATCAGCGTACTGTGCGCTCTTACCAGTCTTGTAGTCGATGATGTGGGCAACCTGATCGTTAATGATTAGCAAGTCGGCAATGCCTCGGTACCAAACATTCTTGTCAAAGAACCCACATGGGTCTAAGTCCTCGGTCAAACCCATTTTATATTCGCAGTGCTTTGTGCCTGGGATCTCCTTGAGAACATCCAATACTGGAGTAATGAATGAAAACTTTTCTGGTACTGGTGTACCCTTCCCGATGTAATCCTCGGCGGCTTTGTGCACCATCTCACCGTAGGTAATCGCATCTGTCTTTGGCTCGACAATGTCCTTGATTACCCGTAGGTGGTAGTACTTGCGTGGGCATTGCTGGAATAAACCAAGCCCTGAGTATGACCAAGTGATGCTCATGATTTGTTTAGTTGTTGCATTAAAAAGTTTTTAAGGTGAGTTTGGAAATTGGGGTTAGCTACAAACGAGCTACTCAATCTGTCAGCCATAGCCCACCCACACTGCTCGTTTAATAACCGCATAAAATCATAGTTAGCAAACAATTCTAGGATGATATTACCCACCATCTCTTTTGTGTCTGCCGCCAGCTTCAGGTTGTAGGCTGCTAGCTCTTGGTCGTTCATACTGACTCCCCAGCTTTTATTGACAAGCGCTTAATTTCTTCGCTTTGCAACTTCAGTACCTCAATGGCTTCTTGAATAAGCGCACATTCTTTAGCATATGGGTTGCCGTAGCGCTGGTCTAGTTCTTCAATCAAGTCTGCTAAGTTCATACTTCCTCCACTGGTAGCCATGTTTTAACTGCGCCTGTCATTAACTTCATCTCTGTCTGTGCGTTCAAGCAGTGCTCGTAAGCCGCTTGAAACTTGTTGCTTGATAGTGCTTGTATTGCCATCTTTAATTCTTTTGATGCTTCTAGGTACATCGGTGTGTAATCCACTTTCATTTAATTTCCCATTTCTCAATAGCTTTTTTCTTACTGCAATCACCGTAGGAATAACCTACTCCAAGTTCGCACGCCAATGGAAGTTCTTGAGCCCACTTAGGTCTCCATTTCATGCACTCGTCAATATACAGCATTGCTTCATTCTGTTCTTCTTCCTTGACCACAGCCATCACAGCATCATGTACAGTCAAGGCTACCTTGTATCGCTTAGCTATACGGAGCATCTGCTCACCAATAATGCAACGGGCTAGGGCTTGGCAAAGGTTCTCTACTACCTTACCCCCGTAAATCTTGATGCGACCACGACGGCTAGCGTATGAGTACTGGTTCTCGTCGTCCTTCTGAAGATCAGGGTAGTTTAGGTAAAGCCCGCTAGGCAATAGAAAGCCATGCTCCGTAAGGGTAAGTGCCTGCGGTTGATACCCAACTGGCGCAGTCTTTTTAGTTCTGAGCGCCTCAAGGGAACTATTAGCTTGTTTCCAAAGAAGGGGGATGTGGGGGTAGGTATCACGGTAGACTTGTACAATTCGAGCCGCTTCCGCATCAGGGATTTCCACACCAAAAGTTCGCAGTTGTATCCCAAACTTGGTAGCACCCATACCATACCCCGCACCGAGGATTGTCGTCTTACCCACGAACCGCTCGCCATCCGTGATCTCTGTCTCCGCCTTACCGTAGATAGACGATGCCATGATCTTGTAAACATCCTCACGCCTTTCGAAAGCATTGGTTAGGTCGGTTTGTCCAGCTAGCCAAGCAACTGTGCGAGCTTCAATCTGAGATGAGTCCGCATCTATAAGTACATAGCCGTCAGGAGCGACGATAGATTCTTTGAGTAGGGACTTTCTAGGGAGGTTCTGAAGGTTGAGTTTGTCGTCTCCACCCCATCTTCCAGTGTGAGCCGCATAATACCTAAGAGGTACAGGCATACTACCACGCTTAGAAATGTTAATAAACCTCTCAGTCCTCGTTTCTTCGAGGGTCGACTTAGTGCCAAGTCTTGCGGCGACGATTGCTTGGACTCGCTCATCGGGGTACTCTGCGAGGGCTTTGAACCCCTCATCATTTTTGGCAAACGCATAGGTTTCCTTTCCGTTAGCTGGGCTAATCTTCATCGGTGGTTCAACGCCTAGGCTAATCAGTAACTCGGCTAGCTTTGGGTTGCTCATCAATGTATCTTTATCTGATATACAAGCATCGAGTAGTTTCTCTTTGCGGGTCTTAACTTGCATTAAGTGTTGCTCTAGCATCGGTGTATCTAAGCGTAGTACAGGCTCAGAGAACATCTTGATTGTTAGGTCGATCAGCTTTAACTCTGACTTGGAGAACCGCTCAACAATAATTTGGAATATGAAATGGGTCATGCTTACATCGTTCTTGCAGTACTCACCATACTGAGCCAACTGTTCTTTATTGAAGTCGCATCTTCTTAAACCTTTTGCATCTATTACCTCAGTGCCCTTCTCGCCAGCACCGTATCTTTGCGCCATCTTAGCGAGGCTGTTACCAACCTCTAAGCCATCAGTAGCCCGACCCATGCAGAGCGTGTCAAACCAAGCCATAGGTTTAATGCCGAATACCCAAGAAAGGATTGCCGCATCAAACATCGCATTATGGGCGAGTCCGAAGCTGTTGCTCCAGTCAAAGCGTTCCAGCCATGCTTTTGTTTCCTCATGCGTACCGCTAAACCATTGTGGCTCTTCCAAGTCTACTTGCACGCTTACGCCGATAACTTCGAAGCGATCATCACGCACATACTCTTCCGTCGTCAGCTTTGTTAAGCTGAAGTCCGTTGCGTAATAAGTCTCGAAGTCGATTGTTAATATGTTCATTCAGTTAAAGCCTCTACATCATCTACCCACCCAAAATATCCAGCCGCCTCACCGCAAGCGCAACAACGCAATCGTGGGAAGTTGCTACCTTTAACGCCATACTCAGCAACCCAAGACTTGTTTTGGCATCCACCACACACAAGCACCTCAGTCACCGCCGTGGGGGTATCGTTTCTATGGGCAAGGAATACTACTTTGTTATCGCTCATTAGTACCCCAACGCTTTAATCGCTTGGGACTCAGTTATACCTCTAGCTTTGGCTACTTCTTTAACCATGCGTACTTGGTTGAGGTTTAGCGTTGTACTTTTATTTACATTGCGACGGAACGATGCTTCTTCCTCAGTAATATCTTGCTCTTGGTCAGCAGTCATTGTTCTCATTACTGCTTGGGTGAACTCTTCCTTGCGAATTTGTTTGATGCGGTCAAAGATCGCACCTTTCTCTTCTTCAGACATGGCATCACGGAAATATTCTTTGTAGATAAACTTCCACTTGTCGCTGTCGCCATAGAATTCTTCGGGGTGTGTGCTCATCCGAGCCAATACAATTTCTACTCCGCTATTCATTTGTTTACTCCTAAGTAGTTGTGTAGCCTTCCGAATATAGTTTTAGGCTTCTCTTTTTCTTTTAACTGCTCTTCACGCTTTAGCCAATCTAAGTGGGCAATCATGTGCTTCACTTGCTCTTCTTGTAGTTGAGTTTGTCCTAGCGTTATCGAGCCATTAGGTAGTGTTACTGTCCCTACTGCGCTGTTATTAGTTGCTACGGTGTATCCAGTACCTATTGCGTTGAGGGCGTTGGTGGCTTGCCTAATTGCCGTAGAGTGCCCTTGGGTCGCTCCACCCAAATGCGTAATGCTCGAATCTCCCCACTGGCTCTTCTCGGACTTTGGGTCGACGAGTTCCTCCAACACTCTTTCGGTAAATTTTTGTTGCATGGCAGTTACAACTGTTTCTCTCCACGCATCATCTAATGCTTTGTTATCTTCTGCTGTCAGGTAGGTTCTGTACTGTCCAATAGCGTTACCCCACTTAGTAGCTCCGCCATCGTACTGAGGCACAAACTCTTCGGGGTGGGTCTTCATGCGTTCCAACAACAGGGCGACCCCGTTGTTCATCTCTTTAGCAACGGTCATCAGCTTCTCCTTTAATTAAAAACCCACGCAAGAAAGCCTCAAGCGTAGCCTGATTGTTTTCGTTAATTACAAAAGTAATTCCACGGGCTTCGTTGATGCGCTTGAGTTCACGGTCTTGAAGGGCAGTCGTTGTGCCTTTGCCAGCTTTGCACTCGATGGCTACAAAGAGTCCGTTCATGCAACAGATAATGTCAGGCACGCCTGATCTACCAAAGCCATGCGTGGCTGGAAAGAAATAATATATGTTGTGTTTTTTCAGTAGCTTAACCACTGAGGCTTTAACCTTGGCTTCGGGCGTCATTTCGTTTTCCTTATATACTGCTAATTATTGACACAGTATACCGCTTAAGAAAACGATTGCAAGCACTTTTTAATATTTATTTTCTAGGGACTTTCCCTAATCGGACAAGTGGACTGCGTGTCTGAATGTCCGCAATAAAAAAGCCACCCGAAGGTGGCTTAGTATGAGTTAGCAGATTGCGTTCTCACTTAACGCTTTGAGGAGATGCCTACCTTTCGGTAGCGCCATGCACATACATCATGCTATATACATACACGGCATTACAAAAGTATCAACCAAATATCAAGGAGATGTTTGATTGGTTACAGTATATCAATTATCTAAGTTCATGTCGCCAGCGACGATGTAATACATTTCGTTTTGGAACTTGCAACCGAGGTGTGCGTAGGGCTCGCCCGCTGCAATAACTTTAAACATTGCTAGCTTACTCTGTATGTCTACTGGCAACAGCTCAACCGACTTAAACTTATTAACTGACTGGTCGGCAAAGTTAAGCACAGCAAGACTTCCGTTGGTATATATGGACACACCATAGCCATGCCCAGCCTTGAGTTGCTCTTGCAAAAAGCTAGTCACCGTAAACTGCTCGCAGTTCAAGTCGTGTTCCTTAATCCGCCTAGTAACCGAGGCTGGTGTAGATGAGGCGGTGTATGTTGCCTCGCCTCTCTTTCGTGCTTCATACGCAAGCATAGCCATGTTTAGTGCCTCGGCTGAGGCGTCCATCGTATAGACAATAGAGTTGCGTAGTGAGTTCCACATACTGTTTATGAACCCAGTAACATTCGTCTTAATCAGATCACGCAACTCATCATCGGCACGGCTAACAAAGGATTTCTTAGCATTGCGTAGGGCTACCTTGATGTCCTTGGTCTGCGTAGCGTCGGTGCGACCCCGTTCCTTCTGAATACGGAATGACTCCACACCATATACATCTTCACGCTTGCCATCGACATATCGCTCGCCAATGAACAACGCACCTAGCTTCTCGCCATCTTGGTACACCTCAGCCCTATGCAACTCCTCGAACCTAGTCGTAGGTGTAGTCGTGTAGTCGTAGTGCGTACGCTTAGAGTGCTCGCCAAAGCTAAACTCACAAAGTGGCTTAGCTAATGCCACCTTTAGAACGAACTCCTCTAGCTTAGCGTTGATCGGGAGATTGCGAATCTCCGCATTTAGTTTGCTTCTATCAATCGTTATCATTTCTCACTCGCCTTTCTATTTAACCAACCAAAAACAAACCCAATCCAAAATGACACAAAAGCAATCATTCCTACAATTTGTCCGTCACTCATTTTTCACTCGCTTTCTTTAGTATTGCTCTAGCAAAATCATTAAATATTTCACTAATAAACTTGTTGTCATCCCATACTTCTTTGCGAATGATTGCTATTTCCTCATCTGTTAGTGTCTTTGCTGGATGGGTGTAAACAGGTAAATACGCTTTGATTCTTAAAATCATGTGTTCTGTAAGACCTACATGCCTACACGCCTTTTTAATTTCTTCTTCAGTCCACGCTACTGGTTCATTACT